GACAGCGTGTGGGACAGCGTGTGGGCCAGCGTGTGGGCCTACATCGGCTCGCTTTTGCCTAACATTGCGACTTGGCAATACGTCAAACACGAACCGGGCCTCTACCCATTCCAGCCTGCCGTCAATCTCTGGCACATCGGTCTTGTCCCCTCCTTCGACGGCAAGACATGGCGACTGCACGGTGGGTCAGAGGGAAAGGTTCTTGGCAAGCGCGAAGCCAAGGCGCTGGTGAGGGAGGCGATCGGGTGAGGCGATGACCTACTCGAACCCAACCTCCGCCGACCTACGCTGCAATATCTGTCGCAAGGTGGCGGCCACCCATCCCCGCTGCGCCGAGTGCGGGATCTTCGTCGGCCCCGGCCACAGTGATACCGCCCTGGTGGATGGTAGCCGCTGTTTCACATGCCGGCGATTGCGGGACAGGTGGGAGGCAGCGGAAGCGAGGATACGAGAGGCCGAAGCGGGGGCGCGAGAGGTCCGGGACATCGGCGTGCGATGGCAGGGAGGCGTTCGCAGTGGCTAAGTGGCGCGCACTGCATGAGAGCATAGGGCGATCCCGTGGCCTTCGGGGAATGAGTCACCATGACGCCCTACTCTACACCTGGGGCCTGGCAAGCACCGATAACTGGGGCCTTCTGCGCTGCGATCATGTGAAGGCGCTGGTCTTCCCCTACCGTTCGACCGCAAAGGGCGTCGATGCCGCGGTCGAACGGCTAGTCACCAACGGCAAACTCTGCCGACAGCAACACAACGGTCACGAGTACGTCCACTGGTGCTACTTCGAGGACTGGCAGGATGTGAGGAAGCGGATGGGCAGTCCGATCTTCACCTTTACGTGTCATAACGACGGCCAGATACGAACCGGCGGCGGTTCCGGTAAGGCGGCGGAAGCTACCGGCGGTTCCGCCATACAGTACAGTACAGTAAAAGATAATAACAAGACACCGGCCCCCCCTACCCCCCCAGCGGCGCAGCCACCATCAGACTTCATCAACGCCGTGATGGCCCAGTGGCCCCTCGGTGGCGGGGCTTTCTATGGGCGCTATCTTCGGCTTGAAGAAGAGTACGGCGCCGACTTCATGTGGGATGTCTGGCTGACAGCACTTGATAGCGGCAAGCCCGCACCGCCAGCCAACTACCTTGAGGCCATAGCCCGGAACGCCGTCGCCGAAGGCCGTAGGCCCGGCGAACGCAAGGAGGAAAGAGATGCCGAACCGAGGGACAACAGGCCAACGGAGATCGACGGCCTCCGAGTCATCGGGTGGGTCGCCGGCCTCCCAATTCTCGATGCCCCCGCCAAAGCCCCATGACGCGATGGCGGTCCTGTACTTCGGCGCGTCCCACGTCATCGGCGGCATCTACCTGCTGCCCGACGGCGAGGAATACTGCTGCGCCGACGGGTCGCTCTACGGCCAGGATCCGGTCGATGAGTATCACGGCGTCTGGACGTGCTGGCGATGCGGCGGCGTCGGTGTGGTGAAGATGTACCGAGGTCACGGCTACGGCCTGGTCCAGTGTGGCGAATGCCGGGGCGGGCGAACGAGCGGGGTGATGCCGGAGCTCCGCCCCCCCCACATTCACGACTGGCAACCGTCTGAGGACGAGGCGCCGGCGCGGTTCGAGCCACAGCGCTGCGAGTGCGGCGCCCTCTGGCTGAAGAAGCGGCCGAAGGAATGCCCTGAGACGAGCGTAGCTGGCCTGGTGCCTGTCGGCACCCTGCTGAAAGGAGGCCCCCATGCCTGACGCGATCGACGAAGCGCAGGCGGCGCTAGACAAATTGCTGCGCGACAAGACGGTGCTCGATTTCCCAGCCACGATACGTCATCATTCCCCCCTCGCCGCAGCCGCACGGCGCCCCCGATCAGCTTCAATTGTGGTCGTGGAGCGACAGGCTCTTAAGGCTGTCGCCGACCGCCTCGCGCTGGCGGTGCTGGACGAGTCTCTCCCCCCAAGCCTGCGTGGGATGCTGCCCCAGGTGACGTGCTGGCAGGAGGCCCTGCGTGCCCGCCTGGAAGGGGGGGCAACAATGGCTAACTGGATTCGGAAGGAGGCCCGCCATGCTGACTAAGGCGGAGCGGGAGGCGATACGCCAGAAGGCGGAGGGGTATCAAGCCTGGACACAATACCGGGAGCTCCTTGCCCTCCTCGACGACCTTGACGTGAAGGACGAGGCGCTGGCCTTCTATGTGAATCAGAATAACTGGGACTTCGGCCACCCGACTCCTATTGAAGCTGATCGGGGGCGCCGTGCGGCTGCGGCGAGGGGGGATAAGTGATGGTTGCTCGCTACATGCCTTGTGGACGTCCCTTGACCGTGACGAGGCCTTGGTGTTGTCCCGAACCAGAATGCACTCCAATTCTGAGCAGTTGCCAGCAAGACCCCCAACCCGAGACTGGCGTTAGTTTCATCTGCTTCGGGTATCTAAAGAAGCCTATCCCTTTCACCTATGCTGGCCGCCCCCACCGAAACGATGTCACAGGCTGCTGGTACTCGCCGCTGAAGGGGATGATCCGCTGGCAGGAGACTGTTGAGGACTGGTGGCGAACCGTTGAGGACTATCAAGAAGCGATGCGTCGGCTGCCCCTTACGGTGATAGCGCGATGTGGGCGGGAAACCCGTGACTTCGTGTTGTCCTTGCGTCCGGCTGAAGTCGACGAGTCTGAGGCTGCGGAGCCGGAAGGAGGCGAGTGATGGACATCGGCATGAAGGTTAAGGTGCTCTATTCGCCCTTCTCCCAGGTCAAAAAGGGAGAAGTCGGGGAGATCGTGTCGGTCAAGCGTCCAAACGGGCGAACGGAGCTGGCTGAGGTTCGGTTCAAAAATGAACTGACCTGGCACTTCTGGCCTAACGAGTTGGAGGTGCTGCCGCCCGAAGAGGGCGGGGAAGGAGTAAACGATGGAAATAGGTAAAGTCGCACGGCGCTGTGCCGTCATCTGGCAGGGGGAGACTGGCGGCTACATGATCGAGGTAGGTCGGTACACCGCCATTGGCATCGCTGTTGACGTGCATAAGTTGGTCTTCCCTGACTGGCCGAGTGCTGGCATGGCCCTGATTGACTTCTTCGAGCCGCCCGCTGAGGGCGAGGAAAGGACGTGAGTGAGATGGCTGAAATCGCCAAGGCCGAGATCAGGGTTTACCCTGGCGGGTATCTGTTAGACCTGCCGTCTCGCGGCCAAGACGGGAAATATGGCCCGTTTCGGTGCGAACTTATTGTCCCCGATTGGGCTGAGGCTATCGGAGCCCTGTCGGACGTGTTCGCCCCCAGGGTCACTGATAAAGGATACCAACAGCCTATGGCAAGGAAGGTACGCTGAATTGCCCATCCCCCAGGCTGGCACTACTGGTACTACTAGCCGCGACCAGCTTGGGGCTTGCATGTGGAAAGGATGCTTATGAACCTACAAGAACTTCTATTCCTGCTGCGGTTGCGCCGACCCTGCAAGCATCTGCGGAGAGCCGAGTTGACGCCGCCGCACTATGGCTGGTACTGCCTGGACTGCCCAGTGATAGGGTTTGTGGAGGTGCGGTAGATGGAAGACTTCTTTTGCAGCTTTTGCAAGACTTGGACCTATCGGTGTCAGCACATGGCAGCTCGATGCAGCGAGGCAGTGCGGAATCCAGCTTCCTCTTCACTCCCGCCGACGCCTGGTGCGGAGACCAAACTGTGTCGCTGCGGCAGGCCATATTGGCACCCAGGGGAGTGCTACCCGAGGATGACCCCCGCTGGTGCAGACGGGAAGGTGAGTCCGCATTGGTGGCGACGCCTGAATCAGCTGGAAGGCCGCCTGCAAGCCCTGGCGGAACAGGTACAATACCTGACACCGCCTGGGCAGGCAGGGCGACCCACTACGGAGGAGGAGCCGCCTGGGGAGATGCCATCGATTATAACCAGGGATGGCTTGGTTGTGCTCTTTACCTGGACGCCGACGGGGACAATCTGTATGACTCTGGAGACCCGACGATCGCCGCCACTGGCCCCGACAGTCCCTGGGGATGCGGAGATCGCCTCGTCCTCTGCGGACCCGTAGGGTGCCAGGGGGTGATCGTGCAAGATCAGTGTCCAGGGTGTAACCCTACGGTTCTGGATTTGTCCGAACTCGCCCACCGGCGGGTCTGTGGGTACGGGACATGTGAGGTAACGATTGCAGCAGCCCCTTGACCCCCTCGCCCTTGACGCCGAGTGCCACCGTCCCATCCCAGCGGCCCGGCGCGTGCAGGTCGAGGTCTCCTGGTGTGAGGGGCCGGACTGGGCCTATCGGAGGAAGGCACCCGATCAGATGACGGACAATGAACTCTTCGATGTCCTGGAGAGGCTGGCGGACGAGGCCGGTCGGCGCGCAAAGGGACCGCTGAACGTGGCAAGACTGTTGGCGAGGTGGGACCGGACGGCGTGAAATACGAACGCAAAGGTGAGTGTACCCACTGTGGTGATTGCTGTCGGTACTTCTTCCTACCGTGGCCGGATGACGAAATCACGGCGGATGATGCCCGCTGGTTGAGTCTCCACGGCCTAAAGGGCGATGGACAACGGCGAAATGTTGAGCTTCCTATCCCCTGCCAAGCCCTTACAAAACACAACCTCTGCGCCATCTATGAGGACCGACCGGCCATCTGTCAGGACTGGCCGGTCTCGCCAGAAGACCTAGAGGACTTTCCGAATTGCACGTTCACCTTCGGGGAGGCGCGAAGTGCCTGACTGGCACCCGCCGCCTCCGCCTGATGCTGGCGCTAGTTACCTTGGGGTCTATGGCTTCATGCCCTGGACGCTCTGGATCATGCGACATGCGCCGGAACTGGTCGCCCTCACGCCGAAGAAGTTGCGGCAGATGGTCGCGCCGCTGTGCCCGGAAGGTCACTGGCCGAGCAAGCCCCATCGCATGATGCTCCGGCCCGGCGGCTGGGTCTGCTATCGCCACCCCAAGTGGACAGAGGACGGGCCGGTCGAGTGCCCGGTGCGCCTGCCGTTCGAGCCGCAGTTTGAGCGCGCCCCCGACATCGACGTCCTCTCGCGGGTCAACGACGTGCTGGACGTGGTCTACGAGGAAGGCGAGTGGTAAGTGAGAGAATTGGCACTATGACCCGCCCACTCTGGGCTCCTAGCCTCCCCATTCTCGTCGTCGGCGATTTCTGCACCGACGTGCTCCTGCGGGCGAATGCTAGTCGCTTGTCCCGCGAGCACCCAGTCCCCGTACTGGATCTGGAGGACATCGTTCACCAGACCGGCTGCGCTGGCAACATCGTGCGTCAACTGGCGGCATACGGCGTGGAGACGCGCCTGGTCACACTCGCCCATGCCATCAAACTCCGCGGCCTCTGCGGGGTACCGGAGCACGAAGCCTTCCGCCTCGACGGTCCCTGGGAGACGGAGTCGGACCGAGTCAGAGCGCAACGGTTCGAGGCTCTGGCGCACACCTCCTTTGCGGCCGCCATCTATGCCGACTACCGGGGGGTGCGTGGGCCCGTGCCGGATGAGCGGGCCTTTCTTATGGCGCTAGGGTGCCCCCTAATCGCGGACGCTCGCCACTCACTCGGCGGCTGGCGGGGCTTTGCGGTCGTGAAGGCGAACAGTGGAGAGGTGGGGGTAAGCCTGGAGGCTTCTGGCCGCCTAGCGCACGCACAGCGGCGCCTCGCCGAGGGGCAGTACCTCATCCTGACATCTGGAGCGCGGGGCCATGCCTTGGTGGCGAGGGATAGGGTTGAGTACTTCCCGGCTGTGGACCTACCTGGCCCCGTCCTGAACACGAGCGGCGCCGGTGACGTCTTCACGGCGACACTGGCGGTTCTCTTGGCCGCTGACTGGGAGCGGTGTGGCAACAACCCCAGCGCCGAACTTGTCCATGAAGCATCGAAGACGGCCGCCCTGGCCGCCGGCCTGCGGATTCGCAAGCCGGGCTACAATGAGGCCGTCACGTGGGAGGAGATAGAGGGATGCGGAAGGCTAGCGCCCCGCTGCAAATCCGCTACGTTGACCCCGCAAGCCTCAAGCTGAACGAGCAGAACCCGCGCCTGATGCCGCCCGAGGAAATGGCGGCGCTCAAGCGTTCGCTCGCCAAGTGGGGCTTCGTCGATCCCATCATTGTCCGGCGTGAGAACGGTGAGGTGATCGGCGGGCATCAGCGCATCGCCGCCGCTGCTGAACTCGGCATAGCGACCGTGCCAGTGGTGGACGTCGATGTCTCTGAGATAGACGCACTCCTCCTGAACGTGGCCCTGAATCGCATAGCGGGCCGGTGGGACGAGGGCAAACTGGCGCTGGTGACGGAGGGGCTGCGGCTGGAGGGGGCAGACCTGAGCCTGACGGGGTTCACCGAGGGGGAGCTGCGGCTCTACCTCCAGCCCAAGCCCGGCCTGACCGATCCCGACGCCATGCCGGAGGTGCCGGAGCCCGTCTCGAAGACGGGCGACCTCTGGCTCTGCGGCGATCACCGGCTGCTGTGCGGCGACGCGACGAAGGCGGAGGATGTCGAGCGGCTGATGGCGGGGGAGAAGGCGGAACTCCTCTGGACTGACCCGCCCTATGGCGTCGGCGTAGGTGACAAGAATAAATGGCTCAACTCGATTGCTCGGAGCAATCGAGTTGAGGAGAACCTGGCAAATGACACCTTGGATGAACCGGCCCTCGTGGCGATGCTGGGTGCTGCCTTCGATCTGGCTATCCCCTCGTGCACCGCCGGGGCCGCGTGGTATGTAGCGGCCCCGGCGGTGCCGCTACATGTGCTTTTCGGGCTTGCACTCAAGGAGCGCGGCATCTGGCGGCAGACACTTCAGTGGGTCAAGAACAATGCGACCTTCGCGCCGATGGGCGTGGACTATCATTGGCAGGCGGAGCCGATCTTCTATGGCTGGCTACCGAATGCAGCGCATCGTTATCGCGGTGGCCGCCAACAGACGACCGTCTGGAATATAGACCGACCAACGAAGTCGCCTGAGCATCCCACCATGAAGCCCGTCGAGTTGGTGGAGCGAGCTGTGGCGAACTCGTCAGACCCTGGCCACATCGTCCTCGACCCCTTCCTCGGCTCCGGCACCACCATGATCGCCTGTGAGCGTTTGGGCCGGCGGTGCCACGGCATGGAGATCGAGCCGCGATATGTGGACGTGGCCGTGAAGCGCTGGGAGCAGTTCACAGGCCGGGAGGCGCAGCTAGAGCCGATTTCGCAGCCAAACGCCGCGCTTGCCCGCAAGCGCGCGAGGCCGAACCTAGCGTAGGAGAGTTGAACTAGACTTTGTCAGCCAAACAGCAGTACGTCCGCCTTCCGGCCGAGAAGATAGCCCAGCGGCGTTACCACGTCCGCCGCCTCGACCTGCTCGGGGCCTCCGTCCCCACCATCATCGCCACCCTCAGAGCCCAGGCCCCGGAACTTGTCGGCCGCCAGGCCGCCCTCGACGACATCATCCGGCTCGACCTCAAACACACCCGCGCCCTGGCTGTCGAAGACCTGGCCGAGTTCGGCCCGGCCTCCCTTGGCGCCCCTGCCTTCGCCGACTACATCGCCACCAAGCGCCTGCTGCTGAACCAGGCGGTGGCGCTGGCCGAGAACCCGAGCATCAAGGACACCGCCCGCGCCCGCTTCCTGGCCGTGGCAAGTGCGGCGGCTGACGACATCGCCCGGGCCAGGGGCGTCAACGTCGACCGTCCGACCTTCAACCTGAACGTCATCCTCAAGCAGCAGCTCCTGGCACTGGGGATAGCGCCGGAGACCGTCGAGTCACTCATGGCCCCGGCTGGCGTGCCCCTGTTGCCCGCCGCCACCGCCGGCGCCTGGCCAGGCATCGTGGATGCGCTCACCTTCGCCATCTCGCCCGAATTCTGCAACCTGCCCAACATCCTCCGGGACTACCCGATGCAGGAGCAGGTGCTGCGGGAGTTCATGGGACCGTCATCTCGTTACCGGACGCTCATCCTGGTCTGTGGCATGCGCTCCGGCAAGGGCGTCGTGGGCAGCATCGTGGCCTGGTATGCGGCCTACACCCTCCTGTTGCTGGCCGACCCCCAGCACTACTTCGGCCTGACGCCCAACCAGGAGATCTCCATCGTCACGATGGCCACGAGCCGGGACCAGGCCCGGCGCAACGTGTTCAAGCACATCGAGGACCGGCTGGAGACCGGCGGTGCATGGTTCCAGGCCCTGCGACCCCAGACCGAGATCGCCGGCCTGGAGATCCACCTGCCCAAGAACATCGTGATCCGCTGTGGCCACAGCAAGGCATCGACCCAGGTGGGCGGCACCAACTACCTGGTCATCCTGGACGAGTTGGCCCGCATGAAGGACACCGAGGGCCGCGACAATGCGGACGAGGTGTACGACAAGATGAACGCCACCACGGCCACCTTCCAAGACGAGGGCAAAGTGCTGGTGCTTACGTCGCCCGAGTGGGAAGGCGACAAGGCCATGCGCCTGCTGGAGGAGGCGGTTGAGGTTGACGGCGACGGCCGGGCCGTGCGGCCCCAGATGATGGGGCTCCAGATGGCGACCTGGGAGGCAAACCGGACGTTCACTGAGGAGTGGCTGTGGGAGGCCTTCGACGGCGAGGCCAACCCGATCGCCTTCTGGCGCGACTTCGGGGCGCGGCCCCCGCTGGCCGTCGAGGGTTACTACCCCGACCCGGAGCGGTGGGACCGGCAGGCAGACCCGGAACTCCGCGACCCCTACGACGAGGCCGGCCAGCTCGCCGACTGGTGGAAGCCCTGCTGCGACGCCAAGCGGTACGTCCACGTCGACCTCGGGGTGAAGCGCGACGCCTGCGGCCTGGCGATGGCGCACAAGCCTGTGCTGGGCTGTCCCTACTTCCAGGCCAGGGACGGTGAGCCGAACCCGAGGGCGAAGGCCGTCGTGGTGGATGTCGCGCACCGCCTCGTGCCCAAGCGGCAGCGCGAGGCGAAGGGGGAAGTCTCGTTCGAGAAGGTGCGGCAGATGATCCGCGACTGGTCCGACCGCGGCTTCAACATCAAGGGCGGTGGCGTGTCCTATGACGGCTGGCAGAGCATCGACAGCCGGCAGATCCTCAAGCACGAGGGCTTCCGGGTCAGGGAATACTCACTGGACCGGGACACGGAGGGCCACGACACGCTGCAGGAGCTCGTCAACACCGACCGGCTGGCGTACCCGGCGCACCCTGTGCTGATCGCGGAGGCGAAGCGGCTCGCGTTGGTGCGGGGCAAGAAGGTGGATCACCCGAAGGGCGGCTGCTTCACGGGAGACACGAGAATTGCCCTGCTCGACGGGAGCAATCCGACCATCGCAGAATTGGCGGCTCGCGGGCCGGGGCCGTATCACGTCTTTACGATGGGCGAGGAAGGAATCACGGTCGGAGTTGCACACTCGCCGCGTTTGACCTCGCCGGATGCCGAGATCATTGAGTTGACACTAGATGGGTTCGAGACGATTCGGTGTACGCCTGACCATCGTTTCCGCCTGCTGGATGGTCGCCACAAGGAGGCTCGCTGGCTCCTTCCATCCGATAGACTTACGCCCCTTAACCGAGCGGTGGTCATGGAGGGCGGCTGGCAAGGGTATGTGCGAATTGTCTGCCCTCTCAATGGCCGCCGGATGCTTCACGATATCGTCGGGCAATGGAAATGCGGCCCGAAACCGAGCGGGATGCTTTACCACCACGTCGACAACGACGGGACCAACAACGATCCCACGAACATCGAGTTACGCAGCCAGAAGTCCAGGGAGACCATACTCGCCAATATGCCCAAGCTCTTAGTCGGCCGTCGGTCGGGCCAGAATCATCGCGTCGTGAGAATAAGGGCCGCTGGTCATGCCCCTGTCTACGACCTGACCGTAGAGGGTACGCCCAACTTTGCTCTTTCCGCTGGCGTGTTCGTTCATAACTCTAAGGATGTCGTGGACGCCGTTGCCGGCGCCGTCTACCACGCGCTGAAGCGGGGCGGTCGGCAGGCGTTCGTGGGGTAGAGATGAAAGGAGAAAGCATGAACCTCTGGAAGGAATACAAGGTCAGCCTCCAGTTCACCAACGAAATCATGGGCGGTATGCCCAAGAACCCCGAACTCATCCGGGACTGGCTTGAGGCACGCAAGGCGCCGGACCCGGAGAAGAACGCCGAGGAGATAGAGGCGGGTATCGAAGCCAGCGAGGATCGTTCCTGGTCTGGCTTCCAGCGTCAAGGCGGTGCTGGTCTCTGTCTACGGGGCTATCACGTCAAGGCGCACATCAAGGACTGCGCCAACATCCTTCGCGTCATGCTGCCCAAGCGCGCCAAGTCGGACGGGACTGAGGTGGCGATGGCGTGGCGGAGCATGATCGCCGACCGGTGCTACGTCCTGGAAGACTACATCCCTCTGGGCGCCCAGGAAGCGAGCGGCTTCTTCGAGCACCCGGTCCACGTTATGACCAGGCAGGGACCGCGCAACGCCCTGAAGCGGACTGACTACGTGGACAAGCCCAAGATCACCTTCACCCTGAAGCTGCTGGCCGACAAGGTGGTGACGGAGCAAGTGTTGCGCGACCTGTTTGAGTACGGCGGCACCCACGGCATGGGGAGTGACCGGGGTATGGGTTTCGGGCGCTACGAGGTAGCCGAACTCACAGAGATGGTTTGACGGCGAGTACTGCCTTGTTTTGGAGTGTGCTGGAGTGTGTTGCCGTGACGGCGAGGAGTGGCGTGGGATGATGTGGACTGACCCTGGACTGCCGTGTTCTGGACTGACGGCGAGTAGTGTTTTGCGTCGGAGTGAACTGATGTGGAGTGCTGTGACGGCGAGTCCTGGAGTGAGGCGAGGCGTGCTGGACTGTCGCCGAGTACTGAACTGCCATCCGGTGCGATGATGTGGCGGCGAGGACTGCCCTGGGCTCAAGTGTACTGTTCTGACGCCGAGATATGATCTGTGGTGCCGTGGATTGTGGTGCCGCCGAGAATCGGGTTGCGGTTGCGCTGAGATGCGGTGGCTTGACCTGCCGCCGAGGTGTGCAGTGGTCTGAGATGACTTGACATGATTCTAGTCGACCATTAGGACAGGCGGGCCGGGACCACGAGCCGCGAGGCAGCGGGCGCCGTCTCACCGGTGACCCGGTCCCGCCCATAGAGGAGTTGCGATGCCCACCAAGACCGTAGAGCGCGCCAAGACCGAACCGAAGGCGAAGGGGCTGCGCGAGCCGACCTACATGCTGCGCCAGCCCGCCGTCTTCTTCGACGCCATCAGCCTCGGTGCCGAGAATTGGCGCCGCCTCGTGGGGCAGGCGCCGGTCGTGCGGGCCTGCATCCAAACCCTCATCATGCAGATCACCGGCCTCAACTGGTCCATCGAGAGTGAGGACGAGAAACTGGCGGAGTACTTCGAGGGCGTCCTGAACGGGGCCGACGACGGCGCAGGTTTCGAGAACATGGTGGCGCGCGTCATAGAGGACACGCTCACAGTCCCGTTCGGCGGCGCCTGGGAGATCGGCTCCTACTCCGACGGCACCGTGGCATGGCTCGCCCACTTGGACGGCGGCCTGATGAAGCCGACCTACCAGGCGAACTTCCCCTATGCCCAACTCGACCCGTGGGCGGGCGCCCTGAACTCTGTCCTCTTCCGGCCGGGCGAGGTGTCGCGCGTCATGTGGCAGCCCCAGACGAACGTCAGGGTCTACGGCTGGACTCGCACGCCCTGTATGGACTGCCTGCCGGCGATCCAGGGGCTGCTCCGATCAGACCGCTTCTGGCAGACCATGATGACCGATAGCCCGCCCGTCGGCATCCTCGAAGTGCCCGGGTTCAACGAGGACGAGGCGCGCGACTGGCTCGAGGGCTGGAAGACGATGGTGGCGGGGATCGACGCCCTCAAGGTGCCGGTCCTCTACGGCGGGAGCGCTGGGGGGGACAATGTCAAGGCGGCCCAGTTCATCGCGCTCGCCCCGAGCGCGACCGAGGCCCAACTCCCCGAACTGGTCAAGCGGTACGCCGAGATGGTCTGCGCGGCCTTCGGGATGAACGTGGGCGACCTCGGCCTCTTCGGCCAGGAGTTGCGGCTCGCCGGGGCCACCAAACTCATCGAACTGTCCAAGCGCCAGGGCCTCGCCCACGTGCTGCGGCGCATCAAACAGCGGCTCGACAGTGACGTGTTGCCCGATGGTGTCGAGTTCGTCTGGGAAGACGTTGAACTGGAGGACACGATCCGCCGGGAGTCGGCCCGCAAGATCAGGGCTGACGCCATTGCCAACCTGGCCAGCCCCATGATCGGTGTCATCAGCCCCGATGAGGCGCGCCAGCAACTTGTTGCCGACGGTATCCTGACAGTCGAGTTGCCCGAGAACGCCCCAGCCCCGCCAGAGAAGCCCGCTACGGCGACCCCGACCGGCGATGAGGCGATCACCACGAAGGGCACGCCAGAGGCTCAGGCGGGACGCAGCCGCCCTTTCGCCCCAGTCCGCCAGGGGGCGGACGAGGACACCAGGGCCTCCCCTACTACTAGCAAGGCGGCCCGCGAGATGGGCCGGCTGGTCGGCCCCTGGATCGCTAAGATAGCCGCCTCAGTCACGAGCGTTCGCATCGCCGCCCTCCTGAAGGCGGGGATTGCCGCAGCGCAAAAGGCCGGCGGGATGGAGGGCGCGACGGCCACCCTGCGCATCCTCGCCCCGAGCGCGGCTGAGCAGGCCATCGGGGATCTCCTGGCCAACGAGGACTGGTGGAGGGCACCGGACATCGCCGACCGCGCCGCCCAGGTGCTCGGCCTGGCCTACAGCGAGGGTCTGGTCGAGACCGCCCAGGACATCCAGCGGCGGCTCGCGGCGAACGGTATCGTGCCCAGCATCCACGTCGGGATCAGCATCGCACAGCCGACGGACCCAGCGCTCCTGAAGGCCCTTGACGCGCGGGCCTACGGCCTCATCACGAACGTCGACGAGGGCACGGACTTCCTCATCCGCCGGGAAATCATGGCGGGCGTCAGGGCTGGCATCTCCTCGCCGAGTATCGCCCGCAGGATTCTGGTGGAGCAAGTGCGTCAAGGGATCGTCCAGTTTTCACGGGGCCGCGCACTCACCATCGTCAACACCGAGATCAACTGGGCCTCGACGCAGGCCGCGCTCAAGCAGCAGGCCAGCGTGGGTCTCACGAAGCGGGTGTGGAAAGGCCTGCCTGACGCCTGCGACGACATCTGCCAACCGAACATCGACATGGGGCCGATCGGGCCGGACGAATCGTTTGAGGACGCCTGGGGTTCCTGCGACGGTCCCCCCGGCCACCCGTCATGCCTATGCTGGGTGACCTTCGACATGGGCGAACTGCGGGAGATCTCAGGGCAGCCGGACTACTACACAGGAGAGGCATGAACACAGAACTGGCCGACCTAGCCCTAGACGCCCTGGTCAACGCCCATGCCACGACCATCATCGTGGACAGTGACCTCTTCGAGCCGGTACGCGATCTTGCACGGCTGGCCTTGCCGCAGCCGTTCGATGAGTTGCTGCGCTGCTCCCTCTGCACTGGCACATGGGTCGGCCTCGCCCAGGGTAGGCTCCGCAATCGTCATCCGCTCCGCGCCTTCACCTACGGCCTCGCCGTCGCCTGCCTTGGGCGCATGATCCGCGCCGCAGTCGACCTCGCCGAGGACTTCCAAGAAGCCCACCCCACAGCCTAGCGCCCCCTCTTTCCCCGACCGTCGACCATTAGGACGAGATGCCCGAACTGCAAACTCGTCCCTACACCGGGGTCGGCGACGACACCCTGCCCGCCAATGTGAAGGCCCTGCCCGATCACGCCAAGGCGATCTGGGTGGCCGCGTTCAACAGCGCCTGGGACTCCTGGTCCGCCGACAAGACCGACCAGCCTCAGGACGGCTATGCCTTCGCCGTCGCCTGGGCCGCCGTCAAGAACCTCTACAAGAAGGACGCCGAGGGCAACTGGACGAAGCGCAGCCTCATAGAGGGCGACGGTCACTTCACGAAGGTCTGGCGCTCGGCTGACGGCGTCCACCGCTGGCGAGCGACCGTCATGGACGACGGCGTCGATCAGTACGCCACGCGTATGACCATCGAGTTCCAGGACGATGTCTGCGCTCGGGCGGCCCTGGAAGGTGCTCCCTGGCTCGGCATCGCCCACTTCGGCAGGCAGAGCCAGGTGGGTGAGACGACCCGTCTTTACCGCGACGGCCGCATGGTGAAGGCCGAAGGGACGTTCCTGACAGATTCCGCAGATGCGACGCAGGCCAGCCTCGCCCGCGCCGCATACGAGACGGCGGCCAAAGAGGCAGACCTTCTGCCGGCACACCGCACGATAGCGGTCAGCCAGGCGTTCTACCCCGAGGCGCAGGCCATCGAGGATTGCGGCGTGGTCGCGTTCACGCGCGGCCGCATCGAACACATCGCCCTGACGACACGGAAGGCCAACTCACGCTGTGATTTCGGCGTGGAGGAAGGTGACGAAATGCGTAGAAGTAAGAGTCGGCGCGATCTTCGGTTAGAGGACGCTGCCGCCATCGTGGGCGACGACCTGGCCCGCGCCCTGGACGAGGCGGATGCCGAGCACCGAACCGTCGAACAGGACGGCCTCCTGTACCGGATGTACGAGGTCGAGGACGGCGACGGATCCCGCATCGAGGTGAGCCCCGACGGCGGCGAGACATGGCAGGACGCTGAGGTTTGCGTTCGTGCCATGGTGCCGACTCACAAGCCTCCGCTCAACGACCCGGCCACCGCCTGGAATGCCGCCGCGGCCCGCTCATCTATCTGGGGCTGGGCGACTGATGGCGAGGACTTCGACGCCGTCAAGGCCCGGCAGGGCTTCGCCATCTTTGACAGCGACAACCCGGACAACAAGACGGGCATGGCCCTGCCCCACCATGACATCGCGGACGGTAAACTGGTCACCCACCAGAAGGGCGTCATGGCTGCCGGCGGCGTCACGATGGGCGCGCGTGGTGGCATCAAGGAGTTTCAGTCAGGCGACAACGAGCGCGCCCAGACCCACCTCGCCGTCCACTACGGCCAGATGGACCGGACGCCGCCCTGGAAGCGCGAGGAGAGCAACCTGCGCCACTGGGCCGAGGCCATGGAGGAGGCGGAACTTCTGCACGGCGAGGAAGACCTGGCAAATGCCCGCGCCTTCCTGCGTCACCGGCTCGACGATGGGACGATTAAGCGGCCCACTGTGGCCGAGGCGAAGGCCATGTTCGAGAAGAGAACTCAGGGTCCGGGCGCCGCCCTCCTACGGGCCACAGGCGAGACGGACTTCGCCACCGCCATCAAGGCCGTCGTGAGCGACCCGGACAGGGTGGGCAGCGCCCCACAGGCCGAGACCCGCGAGGGCCGGCGCGTCAGGGCCGAGAAGCTGGCCCAGGTCGCCGATGCCGTCAAGGCCCTTACCGGCGCCGGGAAGACTATCGGCGAGTTCATCGCCTGGGCGTCCGAGAACCTACGGGCCGACTCCTCTGGGTCAGAGCATCGTGCACTGAGTCCCGACGCCGACTTCCGCGCTGCGTTGACCGAGCGCTACGGCGCCGAGCCGGACGCCTCCCTGCTCGCCACAATGAACCAAGAAGCGCTTATGCAGACGGTCTACCAGGCCAGTTACACCTTCAGGGACATCGTGATCGCCAACATCCAGGCGGACCCGGCCGAAGTCAGTCTGGAGGAGCGCCTGGCTAACGTCCAGAACGCGCTCAACGAGTTCGGCCAAATCATAGCGAGCATCATCAGTCAGGCCGCGCAGCCCAGATCGAGCGAAGGCACCAAAGGCGGCACAGGAGAAGGCGTGAAGCCGGACGGCGGGGGTGGGGCACCCGTCAAGCCGTCGGGCGAGTCGGACTCCGAGGCCCAGGCCGCAGTGAGTGAGAGCCTCGACCAGATCAGGGCGGCACTCGGGGCGGGTGTGGACGCTGGAGAGATGCAACTCCTCCTCGACCAACTGGCCCACCGGATGAGCCAATGCATCGACGTTCCACCCCCTAGTTTCGAGGAAGCCCTGAGCCCGATCATGGATCGGCTACAGGCCATCGAGGACGAGATACGATCTCGCTCGGCTGGCCCGGAGAGATCCACGCCTGACGGGCTAGGCGCGCCGCCCCGGCGCAAGGGCTTTCGGCCGCGGCTCGATGCCCCGGCGCTCCGCAGTGCGGACGCCGACCGGCCCACCGAGCGCGGCTATTCACCAGAACAGTTCGCAAGAGGCGCCCACAGGCGGCAGGCGTTCAATCCCTACACGTAGCCGCAGTAACGGAGTAAAACGATGAACAGAAACGCACCACCGTTCGCGCCCCACCCGGCGCTCCGAGCGCCCAACATGTTCGGAGGCCAGACGGGCGTGGACCCCAGATACGTGTCGTCCGGTGCCTACCGGACGATGAGCTTCGCCCAGTGGAAGGAAGAGGAAGAGCGGGCCGCCGCCCGTGACGGCCGGCGTGCCCATGTGCCGCCCGTCGACCGCAACGGCGTGCCACTCGACATCGCCCATTACCAGGAGCCAGATGAGGCCCTGGAGTGGGCGCAGAAGATCGTCGCCCGTCACGCCGCCAGCGACGAGACCCAGAAGCGGGCCGACGCCGTCGCCGCCAAGATGGGCGAGGACTGGAAGCGCGCTGTGGCCTCGGGCGAACCGGAGGCCATCAAGGCCGTCATGCGGACAGTCTTCCTGGAGCTCCGCGACACGGACCCCAACGTGTTGCCCACGCCAGTGCCGACGCCGGGCGACTTCGCCACCGAGTTCGGCACGCCGGTGGACCCGACGGAACTCCTTGTGCTCTGCGAGGAGTTGGGCCTCTACACGGCCTTCCCGGAGATCGTGAACGGCTCCCGTGTCGAGTCGTGGCGCGAGTTGACGCAACTCGCCTTTGCAAGTGGGTGCGACTCCTGCGCCTTCCATCCAGGTGAGTGCCCGGAGGACTCGGTGCATCACACCGACACCGAGAGCGTCACGAAGCGCCACTTCGGGGTCAAGAAGAGCCTCACCGAGAGCGACATCCGGCACAGCATCGCGTCCATCGCGGGTGGTGTCGGCGTCAGCCAGCTCGTCGGGGCCTTCAACGACCAGGGCGGGCCGGGGAACCTCGACGCGGCCAGCCTGATCCGGGGCGGCGTAGCCGACCTCAAGGAGAAGGAGCTCCGCCTGGCGATGATCCTGGTGCTGAACTGCTGGGACGACCTCCTGGTGAACGGCGACAACGTGGCCAATCCCCAGGAGTTCGACGGCATCGGCCAGACGATCACGGCAGCCAACGGCGCCCGCGCCTGCCCCAACTGGATGACCGGCACGTTCAGCGCGAGCACCTTCGACCAGTTCCTGGCCGCAGGCTGTGCGCACCCGCAGGCCATCCTCGGGCACCCGACGGCCCTGGCCCAAATCGCTCTGGGCTACTACGGGATCGGCGCGCAGACCGTGGTCTTCGACCGGAACGAGGGCATCATCCCGGGCCTGAACTTCGCCAACCAGATCATGGCTGGGATCGGCCCGATCGCCCTGATCCGCGACAGCCGGTTCCCACGCGTGGCCCGCGCCGGAGGCACGTTCGACTCGATCGTGTACCCCGTCCGGCTCACCCACAACGGGGAGCCGCTCATCTACAAGGCGACGCAAATTCCCTTGAGCGCCAAGGACCTGACGCCGGGGTGTACCGCCGTGGCCTTCGAGGTGTGGGCGGTGTCGGCACTTGTCGTAAAGGCCATGTGTGCCCAGGCCGTCTGCCAGATTCGCTTCAGCGGCATGATCGACGACGGCTGTGTCTACGTGCACCCGTGTACTCCCGCCGCCATGCCGACTCGGGGGTAGTAACCACCGAGGCACCGTAGCGGCACCGTAATTCCGAGGGGCCGGGCTTGAGAACCCGGCTCCTCCATTTTCTTGACATTGTTGACAAGAACCTTAGTACGGGACTAGAGTGCAGAGGGAACCTGGGTGGGAAACCGACCACAAGAGGGAGGCACAATGGACGACCTATCAGTCTACCGTTCGGTCAACGCGGCGCGCGGTCTACAGGAGGTCCAGAGACTTCTCGATGAAGAGTGGGATATCCTGCACCTTGACTTCTGCGAGGAGATACGGAGCCGCAGCGGTATCGGTGGGAAGAGTTCGGTGATGGCCTGGACGCCCTACGCCATCATGGGGAAGCGGGACACCCTGGCCGGGACGGACCGCGCCGCCATCGCCCTCGCCGACGACCGCCGGGCGGTGGAAGCCGGCACGCCGATGAGTGACGAAGCGGAGAAGGAGCCACCGTCGGCACCCGCCCCCTTCGAGGAGAAACAGCCCATCGGGTCGCGCGAACCCCGTGGCCGGCGCATCACGGCCGCATCGCCAGCCAGCGTTGGGGCCGAGGGCCTGGGCGCGCTGGCGAATCGTTAGCAGCAGGAGGCGCCCGCTTTGGTGCTGCTACGTTATGTGTTCCCGCCGCCCATGAGGGTCGGACGGCGGACGAAGTTGCCGAGTGGCAAGGAATACGGGATCCCCTGGATGGGGGATCCCGTTATTGACGTGGACGAGCAGGATGTCGAGGCGCTACTCGCCTTCAAAGGTGAATGTTGTACCGGCGGCCGGGGCAAGGTGCCGCTGTTCGAGAGGGCGGAATAGGAGGCAAGATTATGGAGATCAAGTTGGGTCAGAAGGTCAGAGACAAGATCACCACGATGGAGGGAACCGCCATCGGGCGTACCGTGTGGCTGAACGGCTGTGTACGGATCTCCGTGCAGCCCCAGGGTCTCAAGGATGGCCTGCCCCTGGAACCCCAGTGGGTTGACGAGCCCCAACTGGAGGTGGTTGAAGATACCGTTGCCCCGGAAGACAAACCAACGGGCGGGCCAAGACCGGACTCGGTTAGAACGTCAGACGCGACTCGCCGCTAGGCAACCCGAATGAGCGGTGCAACCTACCTCCTCACCCTGCAATGGGGCATCGGCGATATTCTGCTCTCGACGGCTGCCGTGCGCGCCCTCAAACAGCGTGAGCCAGACTGCGCGATCTTCTACCAGACCCTGGTGAAGGGGAAGCACCGCCTCCAGTACGACCCGCCCGGCGGCGAACCCGGCAGCGGCGGTGCACCCGACGAGATGCTCTGGCACAACCCCAACATCGCCCGAATCTTCGACGTTACCGAACCCGCCTCAGTCCCAGGGATCTTCGAGCACGACCTCCTCTATGTCCGCGTCGGCGACCCCCCGCTAGACCGACCGATCCAAGCCAAGATGTTCGACATCCTGGGCCTGCCGTGGGACGCTGGGACGCGGTTTGACATGGACTACTATCTCCAGCCGCACGAGACCGAAAAGGCGGCTGCGATCGTGCCACCTGGACCTCTCTACTGTGCGGTCTCACCGCGTTGTGGCGGGTGGCCGGGCAAGATGTGGAATGACGAAGGCTGGACCGGGATCATAGAGCGGCTCCTCGCCGAAGGGTGGACGCCCGTCATTATCACCGGCGACCGCCTCCAGGGTCTACCCTGGACTCGGGGCCTGAACCTCTCGGGTAGCCTTGACATACGGGCGTCGGCGGCTGTCCTCGACCGCTGCCAAGCCATGATCACCCTTGAGTCCACCATGTCGAACCTGCGCTTCGCCCTGCGGAAGCCCGCTGTGGTCGTGACTTGCGCGACTAGTTTCGGGCTGAAGCAGATCGTGTGGGCACCGCCTGAGTTATGCACCGAGATCCGCAACAGCCAGTGGTGCGAACCCTGCATGTGGCGTGGCCTACATGTCGCTGGTAAGGCGCGGGTACCGCCTGGCAACCTCGCGGACTGCCCGGCGGGCAGGAGCCTGCGCGATGTGCCGCCAGAGGAGGTCTGGCCGATCTTGGTGAAACACTTGGAGGCGGCGACGTGAGGGGCGTAGAGTATCATCCGCTGAAGCCCCCTCCACCCGTGATTCCACCTCCAGAGGTGCCGCCAGGTATTAAGGTGACGGTGAAGGTGCTGCGATGACCCATCAACCCATCTGCGTCCACCTATCCTGGCTGAAACGCTCGGACGGGGAAAGCGGCGGCGTGGAGAAGTTCGCCACCTACCTGAAGGCGGCCCTCATGGAGCGCGGCTGGAGCGTCCTGATCGTCTCCTGGAATGACATGCCGCATCACGAGCGTTACGACCGCCAGGACGTGTCGAACCCCGACAAGGCCCTGGTGCTCGGCTCATGGCTGGACGGCCCGGCGTTCGGCGTCGCCTTCGACGTCGCCGTGAGCGATGGCTACTGGGGGCTCGGGATAACGAGCCATCCCGTCATGCCCGTCGTACACGGCACGTGGGCTGAGATGCACGCCCGCATGGGGATGACCTTCGGCCTGGAGGTGCAGCGGCAGGGCGAGGCGTTCAACGCGCCCAACGCCTATCCTGTGGCCTGTAGTGCGGCTTCGGCCCGCGAGCTCCGGCGCCATCATGGGCGGGCGGCCACGGCCACGATCTACCACGGCATCGACCTGTGCGCCTTCCGCCCCCGGGATGAACCGTTGCCGCCGGGTCCGCCGTGGATCATCCTCCAGGCGGCTGGGAAGAACACGAAGAAGGGGGCGAAACTGTTGCGGCCGATCGCCGAGATGCTGGGCGACGACTACCGGATAGAGTATCTGGACGCCGCCATCGGCGAGGAGCCCGGGGCCTTCCGCCGCGGCCACGTGTTCCTCCATCCGACGTACCACGAGGGCAACGCCTACGCCTGCCTGGAGGCGATGGCCTGCGACCTGCCAGTGGTCACGACGGCGGCGGGCGTGTTCGAGGACATACCGTTCGTGCAGCCGAAGCATGGCTGGCGGACGCCGGTGGGCTACACGCTGCCCGTCGGCGCGAGGGCGGAAGACTTCGCGTTGGCCGTCCGGTTGGCCTGTTGCGACATCCGGGATGGGTCCGGGCACGGTGGCCCGCGCCGCTGGGCCGAGCAACACGCCAACATGACGGACTTCGCCGACTCGTGGGATCGACTGCTGCGGGAGATTGTGGGGGTGAGAACCTGAACATGCTACTAATGTTGGGCCTGACAGCCGATCAAGGGTTTCGGCTCATGATCATCATCCTACTTGTCGCCTTCTTGGTGGCAGGTCTGGCGATTCTGTCTCCAAGCGACACGGGGGTGCGCCATCCGCCTCCGCCAGGGCCGCCGCCAGATGATGAGGCATCGGAATAAACTATGAGAATCTGGCTCCAATCCAGTGCTTATTTGCCCACCCCTGCCCCTAGCACGGGCGGCCTGGAGTACATCGTCGCCTCCCTCGGCGCGGAGTTGGCGAAGCGCGGCCATGACGTGACGCTCTTCGCGCTCGACGGATCGCACGTTGCCGGCGTCGAACTCGTGACAGTGCCCCACTACAGCACGGCCTCGGCCACGGAGATCGCCATCGTGGACCGCATGGAGCGGCGGCCCAAGCCCGACGTGCTCTTCGACCACTCGCGCTGGCAGATGGCACAGACCCGCTGGCCCTCGCTGCCTGCCGTCAGCATGATCCACGGCAACGCTACACTGGAGGGCCACGCGCGCAACCTCGTCTTCTGTTCGCTCGCCCACGGCCGTTGGCACGGCGTCGAGAACCCCGTGGCCCTCCTGAACGGCATCGACCCGACGGACTTCGTGGTCGGCCCGCCGATGGCGGCCAGGCACACAGCCCTGTGGATGGGCAGGATCATGCCCTACAAGCGCACCCACCTGGCGATAGACCTCTGCGAGGTGGCCAGCGTTCCGATTACCGTGGCTGGCCCGAGCGTGGACCCTGGCTACTTTCAAATGTCGATAAGGCCCCGCCTCAAGCCCGAGGGCTGGGCCGACTACGTCGGCGAGGTGGCTGGCGCCGAGCGTCTGCGCCTCCTGTCCGAATCCTGCTGCCTCGTCTTCACTTCCGAGGCCCAGGAGCCAGGGGCCGTCACGGTGATAGAGGCCATGGCGAGCGGGACGCCGGTATTCACCTTCGACCATGGGTCGCTGCCCGAGTTCGTGGCAGACCAGGTGAGCGGTTTGCTCATGGCTGCGGAAGCCAACTTTGTCGAATGCTTGCGGCAGAAGGATTGGCTGAAGATTGACCCCGCTGCCTGTCGGCGCCATGTGGAGGAGAACCTGAGCACGGAATCCCAGGCTACCAAGGCCGAGGCCCTGCTGGCCCAGGCTGCGGATGGAGGTACATGGTGACCGATGAAGCCGTAGAGTACGCCTTTCAACTGGCCTCGGAATACTGGCCCGGGTTGCCGCGAGAGGACTTCGATGAATACTTCGCCGTAGGCGCCGAGGCGGCCGTCCTGCTGGAGACGTTCGACGATGTGCTGGCTGGCATGGGATACCGGCGGGTGATAGAACCCGATGGCCACTTCGGGATCGGGGCCTGGAGGAAATCATGAGGCAGGAGGTCATGGACTGGATGGACGAGGCCGTGCGGCGCTATAAGCCCGAGCCGCCCGTCCTAGAGGTCGGCGCCTACAATGAGAATGGCACGGCCCGCCCCCTGTTCCCCCAGGGGGGCTACCTGGGCATCGACATCCGGCACGGCCTCGGCGTGGACATGGTGCTGGACATTCTGGGGGACACGTCGCGGCTCGCGGACCGCTTCAACACCGTCTACGCCTGCGAGACCCTAGAGCACGTCCTGGAGCCCTGGCGGGCGCTAGAGGTGATGTTCGCGGCGCTACGACCCGGCGGCCTGTGCCTCGTGAGCTGGTGCTTTTCATTCCCCATTCACGCCGCGCCCCTGGACTTCTACCGCGTGACGCCCTACGGCCTGCACTACCTCCTATCGCGGGCTGGCTTCGTGGACATTGTGGTGGACACGGCGGGCACCAACCGACCGGCTAACCGACCACGTGAGGAAGAAGATTGGCAATGGCCCGACGCCGTCTTCGGCGCCGGCAGGAGGCCGATATGACCTTCGCTGATATGCAGGCCGGACGAGTACCTGATGGTGGCCATCAATGAGTGACCTACCGGCCCCGACATGGCTAGAGCTGGGCTGCGGAACCAACAAGGCCGAGGGCTACTTCGGCGTAGACCGCGCCAACCTGCCCGGCGTGGACCTCGTGCACGACCTGGAGGTTCACCCCTGGCCCATCGCTGACGGTTGCGCCGAGCGCGTCGGCTGCTACCAGACCCTGGAGCACATCGCCGACCTTCTCGGCTTCATGGCCGACCTCTGGCGCGTCTGCTCGGCAAACCCCCAGGCATGGGTCGAGATCACGGTGCCCTACCATGCGGCGCCTACGGCGTGGGGCGACCCGACGCATGTTCGCGCCTTCACTGAGGACACCTTCCGGTACTTCGAGCCGGAGTACGTCGAGCGGTTCAGCGACTACGGGATCGCGCCGCACTACTTCCAGATCGTCGACCAGGACTTCAAGAAGACGGGCAACCTGTGGGTGGTTCTGCGGCCCATCAAGACTGAGGTGCAGTTGATCACGCAGCAGGAGCACTGCTGGTGGCGGGACCGCCGGGTGGGCATGCTGGGATGAGAAGAAGTCGATGTTGACGGCCTCCATCGTCGTCCTAACCCACAACCGCCGGCAGGCCCTTGCCGACTGCCTGGCCACCATCCTGGAGAAGACGACCTGCGAATATGAACTGCTGGTCGTGGACAACGGGAGCACGGATGACACTGGCGCGTTCCTAACTGGAATCCCCGATCCGTCACATGCCATGGTTCTTGTCTTTAGTCGGCCTACCAACGAGGGCGTATGTGCCCGGAACGTGGCTCTGCGTGAGGCGAAAGGCGAATACATCCTCCAGGTAGACGACGACGTGGTGGTAGGGCCAGGCTGGGATAAGTACCTGCTCACGCCGTTCGAAGACCCGAATGTGGGTGCCGTGGGGCAAGAGGGCTTCTGGATCAATTGGGCGGGCCTTATGGCTGGCCCCTGGAAGGCTCCCAACTTCCTTGACGACCGGCGCCCACAGCCTGGCGACTTCGCGGATCTCGTCATGGGTTTCGCATGGGCTTGGAGGAATGAGCGCATACCGGGCTATCTGGGCCAGGCACCGGAGAGACTACCGACCGATTTCCCGACGGTGCCGCGCTTCTTGTACGATGAGCGGTTCAACCCGATGTGGCACGAGGAGACACAACTGCAACTGGAAATCAAGGCCGCTGGCTACCGCATCCGCTGTTGCCCGCCGGTTGCCACCCATCGCAGCCTCAGAGATTGGAAGGACGCCCATAGTAACCACCCGATGACGGGGTTACATCATGCCGCTGACCACGAACGGCTATTGATTGAGGAGTGGAAGGACAAGCGGCAGGAGTTGGGGTTGGAACTGGACAGAAGGGCGTTGCAGTGATCATCAAGCCGGACCCCAAACTGGAGAACGCGGTTTCAAAGGGTGGCCCTAAGTCTGTCCCGCTTCCCAAGTGGCTGAAGGGAGGCCGCTAGAATGAAACTCGTCGTCGTCTCCGAACTTAACCTCGCTGGTGGCTCCGGCTACACCACGATCGCGCGCGCTGTCGCCGCTGGCCTGGGCGAGCGCGGCCATGAGGTCGTCGCCCTCGGCCTCAACTACAACGGATGCGAGCATAGACTCCCCTTCACCCTCGTCGGTGCCGATGAGCGCTTCCTCATGGAGCACGTGCGCCAGCTCCGCGCCGCCTGGGGTCCCGAAGCCATCATCGGTATCGCCGATATCACGAAGCACACGGAGTGGCGTGCGCTGATCGAGTTCGGCATACCCTACCTGGGTATCTTCCCGCTGGAGGCCGCGCCCCTGATTTCGCCCAGCGAGTGGACACGAACCATCGATGCGATGGCGGCGGCGCTGGTAGAGACCGAGTGGGCCACGAAACTCTGCACCGACGTGGGTCTCTCGGCGCGGCACATCCCGATCGGCATCGATACTGCCTTCTGGCGGCCGCCATCGGAAGAAGAGAGGGCGCCCATCCGGGAGCGCCTGGGCATCAGCGACCGCTTCGTCATTCTCACCGTGTCCGACAACCACGAGCGCAAGAACCTGCCCGCTGTGTTCGCCACGACAGCGCTCCTCCTGGGCCGCGAGATCGAGTGGCCGGCGGGCTGTGGCGGGATGATCTCGATGCCCCAGGGCTCCGGCCCAGACTACTACCTCATCGTGAATACCAAGAGGCGCCCGGAGGCCGTCGGGTACCAACTGTGGGACCTGGCCAACACCTTCCAGTTACAGAATGAGACCACCTTCTACCAGCACGAACGGCGTGCGGGCCTCACCGACGAGCAACTCCGCGACCTCTACTGGGCCGCCGATTGCTTCCTGCTGCTCTCGAAGGCTGAGGGGCTGGGCCTCCCGGTCATGGAGGCGATGGCGTGCGGGGTGCCCTGCGTCTGTACGAATACGGGCGGCATGGCGGAGAACTTGGCCGACGGCTGCGGCTGGCTGGTGGATCGTGACTACTGCTATCTCGACCCGTTCGGCAACCAGGAACGTTACTTCGCCGACCCGTTGGACGCGGCGCGCAAGATTGCCCTGAGCCGAGAACTAACGGCTGGCAGAGAAAGCATGGTGAGAGTCGCCCTAGAGTGGGCTCGCGGGCGCACATGGAGCTGCGCCCTTGACATCGTAGAGGAGGCCCTTCATGCCATCACACAAGAGAAAGCGGCACCGTCAGCCGGTGCCCCGGCGCCAGAGTCCTACGCCCGCCGCGTCGCAGTCGGTGGTGCCCATCCGGGGTAGCGTCGACGCCGTAGTCTCTGTTCGCCACGTGACTGACCGCCTACCAGCCTGCCTGGAGGCCCTGCGTGCCCATCTACCGCCAGACGCGACGATCACCATCGCCGACGCGCCGCCGGGGCCGGTGAAGGAAGATCGCCGCGCCGAGATCGCCCGGATGGCACGCGAGGTAAGTGCCCGCGTCGTGGTGAACGGGCATGGCCAGTGGGAGTGCCGCAACCGCGCCACCGCCCAGGGCTACGCGCCCGTGGTGGTCTTCCTCGACGGCGACTGCTATCTCATGCCCGATGCCTGGCCTGCGCTGGCAACCGTGCTCGAGCGCGAACAGGTGGGCGTCGTCGGCGGTCTTGTCCTCTGGGAAGAGGGGCTGGGGCCACGCGAGTTGCCCCTCGTGCCCTGCGTGAAGGTGGCCGGCTATGCGTTCGGCGCGCGGCGGCTACCCTATGCCCGCTTCGTCGGCTGGCTGCCCGACAACCCGAAACTATACGCCCGCGACGACCTCCAGGCTATCAGCAGCGTCTTCATGGCGACGCGGCGGCCGCTCTGGCGCTCGCTGCAAGGGTTCAGCCCCGAGTACGGAAGCCGCCCGCTGTCGGACGTCGACTACTGCCTACGCGCCCGCAACCAGGGCGTGATCATCACCTTTGAGCCCGCGGCTGTGGCGATGGCCGGCGGCGAGCCGATGTCCGATGACCTCCGGTCGCTCCAGGAGGCGGTCAGCATCTTCCAGGCGCGCCTCGGGCCGCTCGCGCAGTACGATGAATTCTGCCTCTTGTAGGTTGCCCCACCCGCGTCAGTCGACCATTAAGGCGAAGGGGGCGACGTGGCGCGAGCACACTTCCTCGATGTCGTCCAGGATCGCTACGGCAACGCTGTGGCTGGGGCCAGCGTTGAGGTTCGGCAACCTGGGACGGCGACGCCGATCACCGATCCCCTCTACGCTGCCAGCATTGGCCCCGCTACGCTGTCCAACCCCCTGACGACCGACGCCAACGGCGAGTTCGGCTTCTGGCTAGATACACCGCAGATGGTGGACCTCTATGTGAGCGGCATGGGCCTGACGGCGCGAACCCAGGTCGGGGTGCAGGTGGGCGTGTCCAGCGTCATCTATGGGATGACCACGCCTTATGACTGGTGGTGGGTAGATGCCTTGCCGCCGGTGACCCTCGCGGAAGCCGCCGACAATGTCGCGTGGGCAATCAGCACCCTGATTCCCACTGTGAATGGCCTCATACCCAGCCCGCTCATGACGTTCATCTTCAAGATGGGAACGACCGAAGAAGACCCAGGAGAGGGCGACAGGCTGGCGGTTAATGACAACGATGACTTCGGGTCGGTGACCAAGATATTCGTTGCGGCTCATGAGGTCTCGGGGGAAGACGTTAGCCTAGTCCTCGACGGCATTTGTGCACACGGTGGTCTCTTCGTCTTGCACGCAGTAACCGGTTCAGGAGCGAATGAACGCTTCCTCATCGGCTGGATTTTCGGGGGCGTTGATAACGGTGGCTGGTACACCCTAAACTGCCAAGTCTTCACCCATAAGGAATCATCCACTTGGATAGACCGTGAAAGGATCGCTCTGGTGTGGTCTCCAGGTGACGCCTTCACGTCCGCTGCGCCTGAGCACTGGCTGATGCCACCGAGCACAGTTCAGGCCGCCCTTGACGAAATAGCCGCGCGGATCTACGCGCTGGAGCATCCGTAGCCATGCCGATAATCGTTAACCTTAACCTTCCGTCCTACCCCACCGATGATGTCCTGCATGGCCTACAGGCGGAGATGGCGGCCGTCGGCTTCGCCACCGGCACTGCCGCCCTCGAAGACATGGCGTGGCAGGCGGCCTGGGATCAGGCGGAGACCCTGCTGGGTTCCAACATCCTGACGGGCACGGTGACTGAGCGCCACATCTGGCCTCGCGGATGGCTCGACTATGACGCCAACTTCCGCTACCTCCAACTCAACAAGACCTATCTGACCTCAGTCATCACCGCCACGCTGACCCACGACCTGGGCGAGTGCGACTGCGGGACCGACGACGTGAGCGCCTGCGTCCTGGAGTACGATCTGCGCCGGTCGGTGGTGGAGATCCGCTCCAGCGAGGCCAGCATCAGCGCCGGCTGCGGCTGCGTCATGTGCAACAAGGAGGCGTGGGTCGATATCGTCTACATCGCCGGGGCCTGGGACACGCCAGCCGATATCCCGGCCACGGTCAAGCTGGCCATCGCCACACTGGCCCAGGATTGGAAGAACCTTGCTCTCTCGGGCGGTGCCACGGTCAGCGCAGGGTTCATCGACCAGTGGTCCTCGATGGACTACTCGGAAAGGCTGGGCCTACTGGTCAAGACCGACGCTGGATCGTCGCCAGCGGCCAACCTCGCGGCGATGGTCTTCCGCAAGTACAAGGTCAAGCGGATGGTGGCGCTGCGCGGCCGCCCTAGCGTCACCGGCTAACCGCTATGCAGGGCCTCAACGTCACCGTGGACATCTTCGAGAGGGCGCAGGCCGCCGATGACACCGTGGGCGGCGGGGTTCGTACCGACGTGCCGCGATATGCGGGCATCCCGGCCCGGATAGCGAATGACCGCGTCTCTGCCGACTTCCGGGCACAGGGTGTCGAGCTCCCGCGGACGGTGCGGATCATCCTCTGGCCCGATACGCCGGTGAATGTCAGGGCCGACGACATCGTGATCCCAGTATCCGGTGCCTGGGCTGGCCAGCGCCTGCGGGTCACGGGAGTCCAGCGGTCCAGCGTGACGCCGGGCAACGCGCACTCCCACATCCAGTTGACGGCGATCCACACCGACTGGGCCGATCGGGAGGCGTAAATGACAGACATCCGTCGCACCCACAAGTTGCGCCAGAACGCCCATCGACTTGATGCTGGCCTGAAGACGGCGTTGAAGCGGGGCGGGCTGGTGATAATACAGCGGGCTCAGGAACTTGCGCCGGAACTGTCGGGCCGCATGACCCGGGCCATCTCCGTCAGCGAGCCGCGGATGGACGGCGGCAAGTTGACCGTCCGCATCGGGCCATCCGGCGTGGAGTATGCCAAGTACACTGAGTTGCCCCGCTACATCGCGGGCAAACACCTGGGGGCCAGGTCGGAGGCTAAGGGCGCGACGATGCCCTGGCTGCGTCCGGCGGCCCGCGAGAAGAAGGGCGAGGCCATGGACATCATCCGCGCCTCTATCCGCTCGACGCTCCAGGCGATAGCGAGGACCGGCTGATGCTCTCGCCCTACGACATCCAGGCCGCCTTGATCGCCCTCTTGAAGGCCAACGGCCCCCTAGTGGCGGCGTTACCCATTGCTGACGCCATCAAGGAGGCCGAGTGGCGCGGGACTGCATTCGGCTACCCGGCGATCCGCGTGGACATCACCGGCGGTTCACCCCAGGGTAACGGCGCCTGCGCCGAGCAATGGATCGGCCTCGCCGGCAACATCATCGTGCTCTCGAAGGCCGATTCGTCGGCCGAGTGCCTCACCCTCTTGGGGCTCGTGCAGAATGCCCTCCAACGCAAGCGGCTGAGCGCTGCGGGCATGACGAGCCTCGAGGTGAAGATAGACTCCGTCGCATACCCCTTCCGCGAACTCAACCTCTGGCGCGGTGAAGTCGTTTTCGCCACCACCGCCATACAGACGTAGCCAACCGCTCCCTACCCCGTTGTCGACCATTAGGACGAGACAGCGATAGCCCGCCAGCGGCGGGCAGGGAGGTAGCACATGCCCACACTAGGAACCGGAACCGACATCCCCGTCGGGCCAGGGATAAGCGGCGAAGATCTCTACATCGAGGGCGGCCCGACCATCTGGTTCCAGTCTAGCCTCGCTACTGAGGAGAACCACCCGGACAGCGACGGTTACTACTGGGGCCTCAGCGGTACCGTCGCCTACCCCGTCTATGCGATGGGGTGCTACGACGATCTGACCATCAACGACACGCGGACCACGAACGCGGTCACGTGCGCTGCTCTGGGGGATGTGGCCACGATGCAGCGCCGGGACGCCTACGAGCTCTCCTTCACCCTCAAGTCCCTGTTCCCGCTCGAAAGACTGCGCTACCTGATCGGGGGCGGGGCGGTCGTCCACAACGTGGCAGAGGAGACGTCCAAGATGGGGCTCGGCCCCCTGCCGATCAACCAGTTCTTCCATCTCTTCCTGAGCCGCGTGTACGACGAAGACACCGACGACTACCTGGCGGTTACTTTTCACAAGGTGCAGTTCATGGACGCATCGCCACTGGCCTTACCTTACGGAAAAGAGTGGAGCTACCAGATCAAGGCGACGGCGCTGGCCGACGGGGCCATGCCGAAGGCGCAGCGATTCGCCACGATGCTTCGCTACGATCCAAGCGTTCTCTAGGGGGTAGACTAGCGGGTCGACCATGAGGTTGTGGAAAGCGTCGACTTCCTAGAAGCCCTTGAACTGAAGGACGCGGCTGCCGATATCGAGATCGGTGGTCGCGTTCTGTCTGTGCCCCGCGCCCGCCTCGGCCTCCACTATCGCCTCGAGCGCATCCTGGGTAGTGGCCAGACCATCGCCGAGATCGCCGGCGACTACGTCGCGGCCGCCAGCGGCCTATCCTTGGAGGAGATCGACGACGGGACCCCCGCCGAACTGTTGGCAGCCTTCGGCGTCCTGGTCGAACTCAACCGCTTCAGGGGCACCCTCGCTATCCTGTGGCCGCGTGCGCCCGGCCCTGACGGCGCCCGGCCCGAGGACTACCCCCACCGACCCCTGGCGTCCATCGTGGCTTCCCTCGCGCGGGCCTATGGGTGGCAGGTCGACCATATTCTTGGGATGGGTCCAGAGGAGGCGCTCTGCTATGTCCAGGAGGCCTACGTTCTAGAGCACGAGCGGCAGGAGTTCGAGTGGGCGATCGCCGGCGGCGGCGTAGGGAAGAACGGCAAGAGGACTGCCTTCCCGCCGATTCCCTGGGGCCAGACGCCGGGTACGCAGCCCCGCCGCCAGCCGCGGCCCATGCCCGAGTTCTTAAAGCCAGCAGGCGTAGTGATTAGCAGCCCACAGGAGGCACGTGCGCATGGTAGATCAAGAGATGGTGAAACTGGGTGACACCGAGTACCCGCTGGGGAAGATCACAGCCCGGCGCGGGCTCACCGCCGCGGCCCTTCTCGCGCCGCACATCTCCGCCTTGAGGCCGGTCTTCGAGTCCGCAGTGGCCGGCCCGAAGGGGAAGCAGCCGAACGCAGCCCGGGGGATCGGCCTGGCGATGCAGACGATCGATGCCCTGGCGCCGCTGCTGGACGCCGACACCTTCCTGAAGATAGCGGCCGCCGCGACTGGTATCGGAGAGGACATCCTGGCCGAGGCGCCGCTGGAGGACGTCATAACAGCCACGCTGACAGCCATCAAGAAGCTCAACATCATGCAGCTTCTAACGTCCGCGATGGGGGCAATCGGAACCCCCGCCAGCGCGTAGTGGGCCGGCAGTGGAGCGGAGGGGCGCTAGGGGTACATGCGGGCGCATTCTTCCTTGAGCATAGGACCTACGGCCTGTTTCACGTCACCGAAGGATTCGGGGAGGTCATAACCACCGGCGACGACAATGCTGATGAATACGTCCCATGCCTCTTGATCTGAAAGATCCCGCAAGGACCGACAGAACTGCTCGGTATCGAAGGAGGGCCAAGCGTACAGTGCGCGGATACCAGCACGAATCCCGTCATAATCCAAGGGCGGACCCGTGGGTGTTACCGTGGGCGATTCGGCGGTCGGGGATGCAGCCCCACCAGAGCAGGCCACAAGGCCCAGCGAGGCCAGGGCTAGGATGATCACTAGAACTCGCATGATATTCCTCCCGCCCATGTCGCCGATGGTGCAGGCCCGCCAAGTGCGCACGGGCATTCCGTTCGGGTTGGCAAACAGAACACCCGCCGCCAACCCAGCGAGCCTACAGGGACAGTGTACCACGATTGTCAAGGGAGTGACCGGTGGCTGAGGGCATCGAAGACATCTACGTAAAGCTGTCTGCCGAGACGAGCCAGTTCTTCGGCCAGGTGGACAGCGCCGTAAACGGCGCTACCTCCCGGCTGGGCAAGATCGGTTCCTTCCTCCAAAGTAGCGCCGCCAAATGGGGAGCCATGATTGCCGGGGCCGCCGCAGGCTTTGCATCCTGGCGCGGCCTAAAGGATGCCATCTCCAGCACCCAGGAATTAGGCCTCGCCGTCGCCAAACTCAGTCGTGAGACCGGTCTCTCCGCCGAAGAATCCTCCCGGCTCCTCTTCGCATTCAAGCACGTCGGTCTCGGAGCAGACGACGCCAGCCGGTCCATCGGCATCTTCGCCAAGAAACTCAAGGGTGTCTCCGATGAGGAGACCGGCGTCACGACTGGCGGCAAGTCTACCGCTGAGATCCTTGCAGACATCGGGATCAAGGCTACCGACGCTGCAGGTAACCTCAAGCCTATCATGGACATCCTGCTGCCCTTGGCCGACCAGTTCCAGGCGATGCCTGACAGCCTGGAGAAGACCGGTCTAGCGATGCAACTCTTCGGGCGGTCCGGCAAGGACATGATCCCGCTGCTGAACATGGGCAGTGAAGGATTGAAGGCGCTCTCCGCCGAAGCCGACAAGTTGGGCGTCACCCTGAGCGGGGCGAACGTAGAAGCTATTAAAGCCTTCACCTTCGCCCAGCGCGACATGAACGAGGCCATCGCGGGGATAAAACTCCAACTCGGCCTTGCCGTCATGCCTGTGCTGACGGAACTTATCAACTGGTTCGTTGCTGCCCAGCCCAAGGCCAGGGAGTTCCTGGATCAAGTCATCGAGAAGTTCCAGGCTGCGGCGGACGCCGCTCGACCATTCGCAGAAGCGGCCAAAAAGGTCGTATCGACCATCGACGCCTTGGACGTAAATCTCGTTGACCTTGTCATGGTACTCAGCGCAGCGGCGGTGGCCTTTGCCGCCCTCAACCTGGCCGCGGACGCTATAGACCTAGCCAGTTTCATTATGCAGACCATTCAACTGCAAATGTCCCTGGCGACGACGACCACCGTCATGGCTTCCCTGAAGGCCATGATGCTGACGCTACCCGGTATCCTGATGATCGCCACCGCCGCCTTCTTCGCCCTGGACTTTGCTCTGAACAAACTCCTCGGGTACGGCTTCATCGACTGGTTCACCGGGGCCGGCGAAGAGGCCAAGCGGGCTTCCGCTTTCGTGAAGGAGTACGGGGACAACACGGCACGTATGACCGCACTGACGGCGGCGGGCGCAACGGAGGAACAGGCCCATATCATCCGCCTGAAGGAAGTCGCCGATTCGACTGAGGGATTGATTGGCAAGACGGAGGCCCTGGCCTCGGCGCATAAACTCGGCTATGAAGGGGCCATCCGGTACAAGGACAACCTGGGGCGGCTGGCGGAGCAGCTCCTGGGCCTGAACCTGACCTACAAGGAATGGCTCGCCGTCCTCGAACAGGTGCCCGAACTGGCGGGGATCAAGGGGGTCACCGATGCGGTAGACGCGACGAAGCGGGCCTTTATAGACCTGGAGATCAATCAAAAACTTTCCTTCCCGAAGGACCTGATTGACAGAATCTTCGGTGCCGGAAGTGCGCTCGGTGATGCCGAAGGGGCGGCCAAGAGGCTCGGCGACAGCCTGAAGGGCGTCGGCCAGGCCAGCGACGCGCTGGCCACGGTTGTCCTGGAGAAACTGGGGGGCAGTCTTGAGCGCCTCGATCTCCAGCGTAGGGCAAACGAACTGGAAGCCCTCAAGACCAAGTTCGGCGAGGCCTTCCAGGATCAGGCTGAACTAGACCAGGTCAACGGGAAGCTGGACCTCCTAGACCGGCGGGACCAGGCCGTGATCTTGGGAATGAAGATTGTCGGCGAGCGCCTCCGGGAGGCCTTCGGGGCGGGAGCCCAGGCCAAAATCGAGGCGATCGCCGACACGATCGCGGCCATGCCCGACGAAGTGGCCATCGAAGTTCTACCGCTCCTGGACGCCCTTGCCGCCACACAGATTGAGACCTTTCTGAATTACTGGCGGGCAGGAATCACAATCCCCGTCGCCTTTGTTATGGCGAAGTATGCCGTGCCCGCAATAGCGCTGAGCCTCGGCAAGGTGTCCGGCTTTGGGTTTATAAACAAGGCCCTCGAACTGCTCGGCTCCACTGCCGTTGCTCAGGTTCCTAAGTTAACCAACTACTTCGGGTCTGTGGCGGGGACCGGTGCGGCTGCTGGTGCCGCCGCCGAGAAGATCGCGGAAGTCACCGACATCCTCGAGGATGGCATCATCTCCCTCGCCGAGGCCACCGCCAACGGCATCCCCGCCTGGGCGGCTGCTCGCTTCGAGATGGAGGCGGCGGCGGCGGAACTGGCGAACGGCGAGACCGCATGGCGGAACCAGGTTGACCTCCTCAAGATGTTCTACGGCACCATCGACGCTGGCATCAAGCCAGCCCTGTTCTCTTTCACCGTTCTGCTGGCAGCGGCTCAGGGCAACGTTGAGGCCCTGAACACCGACCTGGGTAAGTTCATCTCAGACGGCGTCATCTCCCTGACTGAGGCGCTGGAGGCAAACCTTACCCCAGCCCAGCAGGCCATCATCGAACTGACCTATGAGCGAACCCAGGCCGAAGACGCCGCGGCAGAGGCGACGAACCGGGGCACCGTCGAACTCATCAAACTAGCAACGGCCATGCGCGAGAGCGGCGTTACGGCGGCCACGGTCGCGTTCTGGGCGGCGGCACAGATGGCGAACGAGGGCACGCTGAACCTCGTCGAGACACTGAACCTCGGCCTTGCCCCCGCGCAAGGGGCTGCCATCCAAGCCTTCTCTGACGAGATCAAGGCGCACGCGGACCTCCAGCAGGCCATCTGGGACACGATGGCCAACATGGACCTCTTTCTCCTTCAGCTTCAGGATATCCCCGGCTATGCGATGGACGGCGTGCGCGAACTCTACAACCTGGGCATCCAGCTCGGGAGCGAGGGCCTGGGCCGAAAGGCGCTGGACTTCGAGTTGGCGATGCGGGAAGTCCGTCGTACCTTTGGCGAAGTGCAAGGGGCGGCTGCCCGACTCGCCTACGGCCTCGAGGTCGACCTTGTGAACTCGATCCAGAGCGCACTTGGCGCGGCATTGGGTGGCCCGACGGTAGAGACGGCGAACCTCCAGGTACAGATAGACACCCTACAGTATCAGTTGGCGGTCCAAGAGGCGGCGGGGGCGACCGAGGAGCAGACCCAGGCCATCCGGGACCAGATAACTCAACTTCAGGCCCAAATGGGTGTCTTCACTAGTTATCATCGGCTGTTGCAAGACCAGGCTACTCTCGCAGACCAGAGTCTCCCGACGGAACGCGAACTCAAGGACATTTATGCGGAGATGGTCGGGTACATCAGGACCTACAGCGGCCAGGCCAAAGCCCTAGTCCCGCTCGTGGATTTGCAGACTACGGCTACCACCAACGCCAAAGATCAGGCCCAGCGGTTCGCCGATGTCGCCAAGGGCTTCGCCGACTATCAGTTCTGGCTCGGGACACGGATCGGCGACGCGGCCGAGATAGAGATCGGGGCGCACATCAACCTGGCGACTGCCGCTGGCAACGCCGCCGCGGTTCTAAACAGCATCCATGCCCCGGCCAGCGCCCAGTCCGGCCTCTCCTACGTTCCCCGCGCGATGCTGGTCAACGTTCACCCCGAGGAGGCCATCCTGACGGCCTCCGAAGCGCGACGATGGCGCCGGGGCGGAGGCGGTGCTAGGGACGGCGGGACCAAGTTCAGCAACTTCGGCCGCTACCAGGTGGTCCTACCGAACGTGCGCGACCACGCCGATTTCCTGCGAGAGCAGGCCCGCGTACTGAGAGGAGCATGACATGGGCTTCGGCCTGACTCCCTACACCCTGGATGGCATGTTGCTGATGACCGGCACGTACGCGGATGCCTTCTTCAACGCCGGCGATGACCCCCTGAGTACCGTCACCCATGAGGCCATAGAGGCCGAGATCGCGGGCAACTACCCGGTCGTGAACCGTCAGCAGCCCGAGGGCAAGGTCTTCCCCCTACACATCGTCCTTGACGAGCCAACTGAGGCCAACATGGCCGCCGTCAAGTGCCTCTGCGACCCGGACAAGGGCGCGATTATCCTGACGGCAAAGGACCAGACGCCGGTCACGCGCCGCCTCACGGTCTACGTCGAGGACCTGAAGGTCGTGGTCGAGGAAGACGAGCCTCAGTACATCGAGCATGTCGCCATCCTCTACGCCCCGCGCCCTGTCTGGGAGAGCGATGCCGAGCACACCACCATGATAACCGGCTCTGCCAGCCCTACAACCTGGCAGGTGACGAACGCCGGCACCAAGCGCGTCTACCCCGTCTTCGAGATCAAGCCGACGGCGGCGAAGGCCCACACCGTTGACTACCTGTACCGCTGGCCTATCTCCATCGCCTCCCGGACGCCGCTCGACATGGTGGACACCCTGGGCGGCCCGTATCCCATCGACGTGGCGGACGGCAACCTGAATACGTTGGTGGAGATCGCGGCGGGCCGGATGCAGGCCGATGGCGACGACCTGCGCGTGCTACTCAACGGCGTTGAAACGCGGCGCGACCTGAGCGGCATGAGTGGCACCGACACAAAGGTCTGGAGCTCCATCCCGTTCAAGGGGATGCTCCGGGCCACTCTGGCCGCTGACATGACCGCCATCGCCCCCGCCAACGGGGGCAGCATCGCCGTGTCCAACGCCAACGGCCTCGTGGGGTGGCCCCTCAAAGGCTTCGTCCTCTGGGCGAACGGCGAGAAGACCTACTACGGCGACCGGACGGACACCGAACTCCTGGAGATACTGCGCGGCTCGGGGGGCACCACGGCGGCGATCCACACGGCGGGCGACTATATGTATCGCTCCCAGCACGACGTCCAGGTGCTCTCCGACTATACGGCGGCCACCGAGCCGAACGGCGCCGACGTTGACCGCAAGCCGGTTATCGACCTGGCCGCGAGCACGAACCTCAAGCACGTCTACCCCGGCCCGCTAACGGCCCCAGGGACGCTTCGGCCCGGCCAGTGGCTACGGAAGTATACGAATGATAACCTGCTCTCGCCTGCCATCTCCCTTCTAGACGATGGGACCATCGTGGCTTTCCGCGACATCATTCCGTCGGCGGATGCTCCCCAGTTCAACAACCTTGAACTCTACACGCCCTGTGGCGTGAAGGCGGCAGCGGGGGCGATCGCCCAAACCATTTCGATGACGGACTTCGGTACCTTGTCCTACATGGACAAACTAACCCTCGAACTCTTAGGCATGGACATGGAGGGATTTGAGAGCCTGCTGCAAAGGTACCAGTCCTATGGTTGGGCTCCCATCACACCGGCGGCAGTCCTAAGTCGTATACGCTATAATGCCAACCTCTCCGTCATCACCGGCGCCAGCATCGCTAGCCCCAGCGACAAGGAAGTGACAACCTCGCCGATGGGACAGCAGTTCACTCTTGACAAGTCAACCCTACTGTGTCACCTGATCCTACGGCTTAAACGCACCCCTTGGATGCTTGATTGGATTCAGGTCTGGCTTGCAGAGGATGATTTGGATAATATCGGGGAACGCATCTCGCCGATTCTCTACATTGCCCCTGTTGAACTAGGTGCCGCTTATTGGGACAAAGTCGCGTGGTTGAATAATCCCATTGCGGCTCTCCAGGCGATTCGCCTTCCGGCGGGAAAATATTGGTTGGTTGTGTGCCGCGACGGAAATAGTGGTGAACATGTCTACGCAGCCTACAGCCCGACCCAGGTATATGCGAGGGGATTGTTCTCTGAGGTCGTTGGCGGCGGATTATCTGGTCCAAGAAGTGGAGGAACCTTTGCCGATGACGCAAGTGTCGGCACTATCGCCTGGAACAACCCGAATGACGTTGCTACTTCGAACGACCTATGGGCAGAGACGAACTTCCTCGCGGTTGGCGAGGTCTCCCACTACCTGAAGGCGACCAACTTCGGCTTCACCATCCCGACAGGGGCCCTGATATTAGGCATCCAGGTGGACTGGGAACGCCACTATCACGCTGCCGGGGAACACGCAAAAGACTTCTCGGTGAGGATCGTTAAAGGCGGCACGATCCAAGGCCATGAAAAGGCGTCGACCGATGACTGGCCCTGGGCGGATACCTACAAATCCTACGGGAGCCAGACTGATCTCTGGGGTTTAGCCTGGACTGCTGCCGATATCAATGCGGCGACATTCGGGGCCGTTCTCAGCATCGGGGCCATCGATGCAGGGACACCACAGGTTGATCACGTCCGAATCTCTGTTTGGTATGGGCAGGCCGCCTACCAGTACCGGCAAACCCTAGACTTCGCGGTCGTGGGTTCGCCAGCAGAGCCGATACAGGAGGATGCCCCGTGTGGTTCGGGGCAGTATATCACTCTCGACAATGTCGCGGTCACCTTCGACAACGCGACCCCGCTGACCCCGCTTATCGTGCGCGGCGCGCAGGAGACGATCTACCACCTGAATGCCATCCTGAAGAACGATGACACCGGGCAGGAAGTCAGTGTCGTCTGTCCAATAGCCCTCAATGACATTCTGCGAATCGACACCTACAACAAGAGGATTCAGCTTATCCCCGTCTCAGCCAACGACCCGACGGTTGACGTGCCGTGGGCCGCCGTCTTCTCCGATGAGGCCGACTGGCTCTACCTGATCCCTGGTGTCAACAACCTGCGGGCTACGGAGACTGGGATGGGCACTGTCGAATACAAGACCATCCGGCGTGACGCATGGGCATGATGATGCGGAAGGTCACCTGTCAGCAGCGCGTTCTTGCGGCGGCGGACGATGGTACTCAGTGGGGCGGGACCTACTTCCCCGCCCTCTGGTTCGGGCGGTTCGTGGCCAACAGTAACGGCTATGTCCGCTTCACAGCACTTCCGGTTCCTCGGGGCGCACCCATCTACCGTGCCTACCTCCGATTCCGGGCGTGGAAAAGTGATGCTGTGGCACCCTGCAATGCCATCATCGAGGGCGAGGCGGCCGACAACGCGACGGCGATCGCCGATGCTGCCGATTTTGCGAGTAGGCCCCGAACCACAACAACCAGCGCCTGGGACGACATTCCCGCCTGGGTAGACGACAGTTACTATGATAGCCCAGACATCAGCCCCATCATCCAGGAGATCGTCAAGAGGGGCGGTTGGCGGGCAGCGAACGCCCTGAACCTGTTCATCAACAATAACGGTTCCGCCGGGGGGGCGATTAGGTGTCCCGAGTACTTCGAGGACGACCCGGGGAGCACGGTCGAACTTTACATCGAGTACGGCGTGCCGGTCATCCCCGCAGCCATCGTCACGATCCACGATGATTCCCCGCCGTTCACGATGCTGGCCGAGTTCAGAACCGCCCATGACGTCAACCGCCTTCTCGTCCACACGCCCGCCGACAAGGGGGCAGGCGCCTTCGACTTCGCTATCTCGGCGTCGGACCCCCAAGCGAACAGGGACACCGTGAAGCGCGGGCTGGTCGTGGTGATCCGGTCAACCCATCCCGGCTGCCCCCCGTTTGTCGGACGCATAGACCTGATAGAGCACGACCCCGACGCCGGGATCGTGAAGATCAGCGGCGCCGACTACGCACAGATTCTCTTCGAGCGCCTTCTGCCCCAGGACTGCGTATTCGAGGCCCAGGCCGCCGGCAACATCGCGGCCCAGCTCCTCCGTCTGGCGAACAGCAGGAACCCTACGGGGGTATGGCCGAACACATCGCCGGGTACGCCGATCCAGGGCCAGTTCGACGCCGGGAGCGCCATGCTGGGCGACGCCCTGAACGACCTGGCGGGCAAGACGGGTGACGAATGGTGGCTTGAGTACAAGGTCAGCCGCCAGAAGTTAGAGATCACCCTCCGGTGGGGATCGAAGCGCGGCGAGGACCGGACCTCAGAGGTCGTGCTGCGGGAGGGGAAAGACTTTAAGACCGCCACCTACACCGAGGATGGCTTGGGTTCGGCGAAGTCCGCCGTCGCCGTGGGCGGCGGCGCCACTCTCGCCGATCGTCCGGCCGCCGCGGTGAGTCGGCAAGCGGCCTCAGTGACGGGCAAGGCGCCTACTGTGGGCACGGCCTCCGAAGCCTACTCGCGGGGTTCCGCGCCCCTGGGGGTCACGCTCTCCCGTGAAGTCGCGCTCTACTTCCCGCTGGACTCCGATGAGGCGGTCCTGGCGCGCACGGCTCAGCGGATGCTAGAGCTGCCCGACAATGCGGCGGAAGCCTTCACCTTGACGCTCTCGCCGCTGGCCCTCTGGGACATCCAGCCGGGGGACGTGGTGCGCGCCGTGTTCCCGAGCGTGGACTTTGGGGGCGTGGAGCGGAACGTCCGCATCCTGTCGATACAGCCGGACGAACCGACTGACGAACGTGATATCGCGGTGAGTGTCGAGTATGACTAGGAGATCTCTGGTTCAGGAACACAGGAGCGGGACCGGCCCGTGGGCGCGGCGAACGGCACAACGAGTCCGGCAGGTGGAGCGGGCCGGCCCGGTGGGCGAGCTCACCCTCACCAGGGTGACGGTTATCGGTAGTGGGGGCGGCGCAGGGGTCGGCGGAGGCGACGCCTCCGCTGTCACCTACACCCCCGCCGTTCTTACCGACTGGAACGGTGGTGTTGATCCTGGAAACCAGGATGACGTGAATGACCAGCTCGCCGAGCGGGCGGAGATGACTGAACTGCTCGCGTGGTTAGCGGGGGGGATACCCTAATGGCACTGGTGCCGAAGCAACTCGGGCAGGTCGCGCCCACCACGACGACGTGGACCGATCTCTACACGGTGCCCAGCGGTAGGGTGGCCGTCGTCCAGGCCCTTGAAATCTGCAACAGCAATGCGGTCGACGTGACAGTGCGGCTCTGTTTTGTAGCGAGTGGTGGCTCGGCAGGCGTGAGTAATGCAATCCTCTGGAACATTACCATAGAGGCTAGTTCGACGCTGGCTTGGAGGGGGCCACACACTTTGAAGGATGTAGGCTCGAAGATTCGAGTGTACTCATCCAATAACGATGTCTGTTTCACAGCGAGCGGACTAGAAAGGACATAAGGAGAACGAGATGACAGTCGTAGCAGCCATGTACGGCAAGGCGCTTTTGGCGGCCCTGAACAAGGAAATCGAATGGGATTCGGCCACCGCTGGCACACAGGTCTTTGTCTCACTCCACACATCGACCTACGTGCCGGATCAGGACACGGACGACTACTGGGACAACGCGACCAATGAGGTCGCGGCCGCCGGCGGGTATGCCCAGTACGGCCAGCTTCTCGGCAACCCTGCCATCGGTTACACCGCCGGCACCAACGTCATCAAGCTGGACGGCGACGATACGGTCTGGGCCGCCTCCACGATCACCGCCCGCGTCGCCGTGGTCTACTTCAAGAACCCAGGGGCAACCTCTACTTGGCCGCTCATCTGCTACGAGAAGTCGAGCGCAGACATCGTGAGCACGGGCGGCGACTGGACCATCACCTGGAACGCCAGCGGGATTTGCACGATCACCGTCGGCGCGGAGGCGTAGCGAGGCTGAGGAGTATTTCATCCATAGGAGGGACTTGAACATGCCCAAGGACATTGACAAGAGTGTTGAGGAATTGCAGGCACTCGTGCAGATACCGGGTGCGCTGCGGTTCATCACCTGTCGGCACGCCTGCGGCCCTCAGTACCGGGAGGGGCCAAATTATCAGCCGGGGACAGAGGAGGAGAAGGCGGCCTGTGAAGCCTTCGAGTACCCGCAGACCGACTGGCGCCACTTCGTCATCCAAGACATCGTGAGCATTGAGGGCCCAGACCACACCGGGCGGATGACGGCCCATACAGGAGAGGGCAGCTTTCGCCGGGGACGGCCCTATGCGCTGCTGAAGGCGCTGCGGGAGGCGCGGGAAGTCTAACCCATCGACCCCATGAGGGGGATACAAGACATGAAAGGATTGAAGAGATCGCCGAGTCACCTCACCCTGCGGCTCCTAGACCGCGACGGGCGGGTACTAGAGGAGTGGAAGGACCTGCCTAACCTCCAGCCGGACGAGGGCGAGACCTGGGTGCTGGAATGCCTCTTCACGGGCGCACAGAGCCTGCCAAGCCCGCTCACCTACTACCTCGGACTCACCACCCAAGTCTCTACCAAGATCGATGAGGAGACCACACTGGCGACGATCACTGACGGGACCGACGGCACCGAGCCCAGCGGCAACGGCTACGCCAGGCAGGCCATCCTCCACACCGAGTGGACGATCAGCCAGCCAGGCATCTACAAGAAAGCCACCTCCGACGCACAATCGTTCGCAGCCAGCGGGGGACCTATCCCAGCGTCCGGGGCCGTCGATTGGGTCTTCCTGTGTACGGCGGCGAGCGGCACAGGCGGCAAGCTGATTGTCGCGGTTGCCCTGTCCGCTCCCGTAGTTATCCTCGACGGGCAGACCCTCGCGCAGACCATCGCCTACGGGCAGAGTGAATAATGGCAGTCTTTGAGGCACAGGTCGGAGCCTATTCCTTGCCGGCGCAGAGCGGCGCCCGCTGCGTCTTCACCTACCTCGACAAGACCTACGTGGTGGTGAGAGACGGGACGAGCGGGCTGCGGGTATTCAAGATCACCCTGGCGGGTGCCGGGACGAGCTGGACTGTGGCCGAGATGGACACAGCCAACCGGCCAACGTCTAACTGCAAGGCATACGCGGCCTGTCAGGCAGGCACGAGCATCTACATAATGTACGCCGTCACGAACGGCGCAAATGTCGATGCCTTCTACCGCATCTTCGCCGCGGCGACGGACACGTGGGGCAGCGAGGTAGCCATCGAGGCGGGCCTGACGGCCCCGACCGAATACTACTGTGCCTGCGTCCATGATGGCACCGACCCACACTTCGTCTGGACGTACACGGCGAGCGGCGTAGATTGGGTCAGGCACAGGATTGCCAGCACGTCAACCGCTGTGGGCGCAGGTGTGCGGCCCGCCATCTCGAATTGCCAGTATGGCGCTGCGCCCACTGCGGGCATCGTGGTCTGCTACTGGGACCCGACGGCTACGGCCTACAAGTCGCGGATGCGCCAGATAACAGACGGCTTTTTCCCAGCCGCCCAGACCGTAGAAGACCTAGCCGCTGTCACCGCCCCCGACATCTCCGTTGCCTACTGTGCCGACAACACCCTGCGTGCCTGCTATGTGGACGCCTCTTCTAATCTCAAGTGGGCCACCCACGGTGTTCTAGCTGGGCACGAGTGGGCGGTTGAGGGCACAGACACCAATGGCGGTCTTCATCCCTCCGTCTGTCCCGGTATCACAGGGGCCGTCGCCTACACGCTGGCTGAGGACGATAACGACGATCTGGCGTACTACCGCAACGAGGCGGGCTTTGGTGCCCAGACACGCAAACGATTCAAGATAGGCACCTACTCGGCCCCCTTCACCGCCGAGGCGATGGAGAACGACTGCTTCATAGATACCGTTTATATGGACAGTACGAACATTATGTGGAAGCGTCTCCTTACTGGCCTCGGTGCCAACGGATACGCGGCCCTCTTTGCTCACTACGGAGCCGCCGCCTTGCCTCTGCGAATTCGCTGGATGGGGCAGGGGCTACGAATGTGGCAGGGCGAACCCGCCATGTCTCGCGTGGAGTTGACCAACGCCGTCAAGGTTCACGAGATGAACGTGGTCAAGGACAAAATCTGGTGCTCCATGCGAAATCAGAGCGGGACTGACCCAGGCGCGGTGTACCGCATAACACCTGCCACCCTTACCTGGGACGCCGACGATGACTACCTGGAGTTCGCAGACGACACTTATCACCCGAAAGCCGATTCCCACACCTACTCTCCCTACTCTGACCGTGTATACGTGCTGTTCAAGGGTGACAACAATTGCTCCATCATCGCAGTTATCGATCCCAACGCGGTAACACTCTCGGACGGCTACCTGGGCGACTTCAACGTGCAGCACAACAGCGTCGACGTCAACGCCGGCACGAGCCCGCACATCCTCGCGCTCGGTGACGCCCTCTACGTCGTCACCTGGACGGGGGGCTACGGGCAATATGCCCAGGCCTATCGTGTGGACATTGACGACATCAACGAGGGCGCTCTGGACATTGGCGTAGACGCCCCCAACGTCGAGACCGCCGACTACGCTCAGCACACGGACGTAAGCCAATACCACGTCGTTGAGTACGACCCCACATCCGGCTACCTCCTGGCCGGCGCCCAGGCTGGTCTTCCTACCGGCAACGCCCGCGTGGTGAAGATCAACCCTGCCAACCTCTCCCAATACACGGTCTGCGTTCTGGACAGCTCCGCTCCCCACTGTGACGACATAGCGATCTATGGCGACTACGCCTACGTCCAACAGGAGTACGGCAGCGCCAAGGTTCACAAGATTCGCATCTCCGACATGACACTCATCAAGTCCTGGTCGCCTCCGAAGGGGTGCAACGATGGGGCCTGCGTCTTTCAACTTCGGACCAGTTTCTATGTGGGTTATGACGGCATAGACATGATGTACGTGCTCGATCAGGTGGCGATGGACGAGGACGATGAGTGGGTTCCTCTCTGGTGCGCCTTCTTCGACGCGCAGTGTGACGACCCGGACGAAATGGTGGAGTACGGCAATGAGCAGTTTATCACCCACTGCGAGGGGGCAGATCACACAGGGGGGACCTTCGTCATCAAGGTGTTCGTTGTACCAGGCACCCTGCCTCCGCCGCCTTCGGGAAGCAAGTTGACCTTCTGGGTGGCCCTACGACCCGTTTGCTACAACGGCAAGGTGGGGGCGTTCCGGGTCTACACGGACGGGGAGAACAAACTAGGCACGGGGATCACCGTGATGGGCCAGCGGGCGACGGCCTATACCCAGTGTACTAAGTCGGGGGGCGAACCCCTACTGTTGAACACCACCAACTACCCCAGTCTCGCGGCAACACCAGAGAGCATCTTCAACTGGACGAGGGAGGCCCCACTGTACCTGAACGGCGAAGGTGCTGGTGGGGGCCATGCGGATGCCCCTGACGTTGTGGCGTGTGGTGAGTATGTGGTCATCCAGCTAACAATCGCCTCGACGGCTCTTGCCTCGCTCTCGCCGGGCGAGTTGCTTGAGTTCGAGTATGTAGGGTCGTGAAGTCACTATTCCTCACCGGGTTCGAGTCAGGCGACATAGCCGCAACAGAGATCAGCGCCCACGCCGGCTACGGCGTGATAGACTCAGACGGCCCGCGTACTGGCACCTACCATGCCTGGACTACAAACACAGGTGCCAACAGGTATATCACCCTTATCACCGCCCTCGCTGCAACGCGGGTAAGGGTAGGCTTTGGGCACAAGCGCGATGCCCACCCGACAGCCGAGGCGACGCTGGTAGAGTGCAGGGACGCCAGTGCCAACCCCCTCATTAAGGTCCAGCTAGAGACCGACGGCACGATAGAGATTGAAGACGCTATCGGCCAGACCTGGGCCACCTCCACGATTGCCCCTACCATCAACGCCTGGCACTACTATGAGGTCTTCTTCGAGGTGGGCTACCCCGCCCGCTGCCGCGTATATGTCGATGGCAGCAAGGAGGCGCTGGTCGAGGCGACCCTGGTCGGCGTGGAACTGCCGAACATCGACCGCATAGTTCTGGGGCCATGCGATCCCGCATCGGGAAGTAGTGAGAATTGGTACTGGGACGATGTAGATGTCGCCATCCAGATAGGTGCCGACTGGCGGCCGTGGCGTGTGGGCGAGGCGTCCATCCCTGTAAAGCGGCCAATGGCTAACTACTTCAGCAGCGGCAGTTGGTGCGAGCATGGCGGGGGCGCGGCGACCTATGCCGATTGGGACGACACCGGCCTCGGGGACGATGATGCCACCTATAACTACACCAAGACATCGGTAGGTGTCCTGAGCTTCATCAACGAGTTCGAGGACCAGGCAACCGATGAAGTGGCCGCTGTCAAGGTAACAGCAAGGGGCAAACTGAATAGCACCAGCACCCCCGGCCGTGGCGAGGCCGCGATGATTCGCTCGGGCACCACCGTCAATGTGGCCGGGACGTACGTTGATTACACTTCTGGCTACGCCTACTACCATGACCTATTCATTCGTGGAGCTACCTCCGCAAGCGCAGCCGAGGACTGGAGCCGTGCCTCCTACAATGAGATGCGGATCGGCATCCGCAAGAATCTCTATCACATTCGAGTGACGCAGGTATTCGCTCAGCTCCTCGTGATAGCAGCGATAGCACCAAAGTTGTCGCAGCCTATCAGCATGGGGGCCTACAGCTCGATAGGAGTTGACGCATCACTCACCAGGTCTGTTGAGCACATAGTCAAGACTGTGGTCGCCGAGACCCACGTTATCAATGTCAGAATGACCGCTGGTGTTGCCACTGCTACGGCGAGTGCCCCGGTAGCTGCCGCGGCCGGTGGTGCAGCCCTCGCGGGTACTACTGCGACAGCAACGGGCACGTCGCCAGCCTCTGCCCTCTCAGGTGGCGCTGGGTTCACTGCCGGAGTTACCACCGCTACCGCCACCGCCCCCAGTGCCACGATAGCTGGCGGCGCCGCCCTTGGTGCGGGAGTAGCCACGGCTGACGCGATTTCGCCCGTCGCCGCTCTCTCTGTTAACGTTTATCTGACTGCAGCCGTCACGATGGCGACTGCCAGCGCGCCCGTCGCCACAGCAATTGGCGGTGCCCTCCTCACGGCAGGAGTTGCCGCCGCCAGCGCTCAGTCGCCCGCTGCTTCGCTTTCGGAGACTGTGAGCGGAACCTTCCTTGCCGAAGTGGGCACGGCGACAGCGACATCTCCGGCCTCGACGGTAACGGGCGGTGCCGCCCTCGTTGGCGTGGTAAACACCGCGTCAGCCGATACGCCAGCAGCAACAGTAACCGGCGGGGCAGCACTAGCAGGGGTGGTAAGTCTAGCAACGGCCTTCGCGCCCGCCGCCGCCCTTGGCATCAGCGTGACCTTGGCTGCTTCCCCAGCGATCGCTACGGCGACAGCGCCAAGCGCCACCGCTACGGGGGGGGCCAACCTTACAGCGGGCCTAGCCACTGCGACCGCCCAAGGACCGGCGGCCGTCCTATCGGGTACGGTCTCAGGCACTCTTACCGCTGTGGTCACTACCGCAACGACCTCAGCCCTCGTTGCGGCCCTCAGTGTCAGCGTGACCCTCACCGCCGTCGTCGCCTCAGCCTCGACCCAGGCACCGGCGGCAGGCGTAACCGGAGGTGGCAGTCTACTAGTCACGATCAGTCTAGCATCTATTCAGGCCCTGGTCTCCGGTCTCTCGGGTGGTGCGTGCTTGCTCGCCGGCACCGCTCTAGCTACAGCCCTGGCACCAGCGGCGACAATCGAGGGGGCGATAGTTGGTGGACATCCGTACTATCTCGGGAAGGACCCCTGGAGCAGTCTTGGACTCGGCGTGCAAAAACATACCTATAGTTAGGAGGTGATGGGCGATGACCAACAACCTCATACGGTCGGCCCGCCGAGTTCCGCCTCCTCGTTACCGGCGGACCCAAGGGATTCCGCGAGCAATGGGCCCACATCGCCGTGCCCTCAGGCGAATGGGAATCGATGTCTGGCTCGTCAACAGGCCAGGGCGGGCGCCGACGCTGGTGGGCGGGCGATATGACACCAGCGTGGGGGCGATGGCGAATGATGCTCTCACGGCCGCCGCCCTGAAGACTGACGCGGTGACCGAGATCCAGGGCGGACTCGCCGTCGCCGGGGAAGCCGCGGCTGCCCTGGCCTCCTATGATGGCCCGACTGACGCGGAGATGCTTGCGGCGCTTGCCGCTCTCAACGACCTCTCGGCCGCCGAAGTCAACGCTGAGGTGGACGCCGCCCTGGTAGGGTATGACGGGCCCACCGATGCCGAGATGTTGGCGGCGTTCGCAGCCCTAGAGAACCTATCGGCTGCCGCCGCTGCCGACGCCGTCTGGGATGAGCTGATCTCGGAGGCGAGGCCGGCCAATTCCTTCGGCCAGAAGTTCCGCCAGCTATTGGCGCTAGTCACGCGAGGCGCGTTTAGGTAGGGGGTAAGACATGGAGATCGCAGCAATCGTCCTGACAGTGGTGCTCCTACTCATTCTTGGGGGTAGCCGAGGATGACGGCAGAGGAGAAGTGCAAGTTCGTGATGGCGTTCCTGGTGTTCGCCGCTGGCATAGTCGGCCTCTTCTGTGGCTATCCGGGGATTGAGAACAGCGGGCAAGTCCTCTGGATCGCCGTGGGCCTGATAATCGCCGGCGCCGGTGCCGTCGGGATCAAGATCCCGTCGTTAATAAGGCGGAACGGCAACAATGAGGGCAACGCCTGAACCTTGGCACCCGCCGCATTTCAGCACGGATCTCAGCGATCATAACCTGTTCAGCCCGGCTGGCTGCGACCGTCGGGCCGGAAGGAGCCGCATAATGAAACTCGCAGGCCGCTGGGCCTGGTGGAACGAGAACTCCGACCGTTCCTTCAATCTTGACCTGTGCGTGCGCCGGGCGAAGGATGCTCGGCTGGTGGGCGCGATCATCAAGTGGGGCTATCCCAAGACTGAACAAGCCTTCACCGCAGCAGGAATCCCGTGGGCGGTGGAGAGATACGTCAAGTATTCCCAACCGGAAGTCGAGGGGCAACGCCTCGCCAACGCTGTCGGCGTTGGGGCCGTCGCTGCCATCATCAACGCCGAAGAGGGTGGCGACGAGCAGACCGGGGGCCACTGGGAACGTGATACCGACGGCCAGGCGATGCGCACCCTCATAGCGACCTTTCGCCAGCGGTGCCCGGATATCGAACTCTATGCCTCAGTGGACACCCGGGGGGATCGCCTCAATGATCCCTACCAGCGGGTGCTTGCCCAGCACATCGCGGGGTGGCTGCCAATGGTATACCCCCTGGCCTTCCGCCCGAACAGGCCCTCGGGTTTCGTCACCCGCGCCTTCGCCGACTGCCTGGACGGCAAGGACTTCGGGGGTATCCCTGTCCTGCCCACGATTCAGACCTACGACGGGATCGGTAAGCAGGCGGTCGTCGACGAACTCGCTGAGGTCAAGCGCCGTGGACTTCCGGGCTGTCAAGCCTACACAATCCCGCACGCCACCGATGAAGAGTGGGCGGAGTTCGCCAAGGAGGCACTGGTGATACCGACACCAACGAGCACCTGGGACGAGGACAAGAAGGCGCTGGACATCTACAAGATGCTGTGGGACTTGAACAAGGTGCTGGCAGCGGGCGACCTACAGTTACTCGCCAACAAGTTGGCAAGGGTGGGCGTGAGGGCGACGGTGTAGGGGCAAGCATTTTGAGTCTACTGGCGCCCATACTCGACATCGTTAGATTCAAGTCAGGCGCTAACGTAGCAAAAGTGAATCTGCCAGGCATGGCGCCGATGGTCGAGATGAGGCCAGCGTGACTCATTCGGCGCAATAGGCCGAAGCTGGATATGAAATGATTTGAACCATGTTGCGACATGATGACGGAGGTGCCGGCCATGCCGGAAGGGGATAAACCTACCCCAGGGTTACCACCTGATCGCCAACGGCGTCGGCGTCTCCTGTCGCGCCGGCGACATCGCCCGTTTCCTCCTGCGCGCCCGGCTCCTTACCGGGCTCCACAAAATCGCCCCGCCTCTCATCTCCGAGGCCCACGGTCAGGGCCTTGTCCTGATCGCCGAGTCTCACGTCGCCATCGCCGTACACGGGAGCCAGGGATATGCCGACTGTTTCAGTTGCCAGCCGTTCAAGACCCGCCCCATGCTCGTGGCTCTCAGGAGCATCTTCGGCGGCCGCTGGCGGTGGGGCATGTTCAGGCGGTCCGTCGCACCCGCCGAGCCTCCTGTGGTATCCTACCCTTGAGGCTGTCCAGCAATGGTGTCGGCTACGGTCGAGGCTCTGCTTTTCGCGCCTGAGGTCCAGGGGATGCTCGAGGCTGTGGCACACAGGGCTGGCATCGCGGACGGGGTGGGCATCCTCGATGCGGACGATGTGGCGAGCGAACTCCAGGAGAAGGCCCTGAAGGCTGCGGTCGCCTTTGATGCCACCCGCGGCTTCAAGTTCACCACATACCTCTGGCCCCTTGTCTGGGGCAAGGCCGTCGACCTCCGGCGCCGCTATGGACGGCAGGATCGCAGCGGGCATAGTCGCCCGGTGGAATTGCCGATCCTGGATGAGGCGCTGGAACTCGCGCAGCCAATATCAGGTGGACTCGATCTGCCCGATATGATCCGCCAACTCCCACTGCGCGAACGTGCCGCCTTCCTGCTGAGGGAAATCGGCGGCGTCTCTGCCGGCGAGATCGGCGAGATATTCTTCCTCAGCGACGGCAAGACGAAGGCGCTACGGCGCCAGGCTGTGCGGCGCCTCCGTGTCGCTGCGGAACGGCCGCGATGACTTCGCTCTTCTACCGAGGGGCGACCCGGCGCGTCATCATTGGCCCCCAGACCGGCATCGAGTACGCCTGCGAGCCGCGCTCGTTCCTCCAGGTAGATGATGACGATGTCGGCCAACTTCTGAGGATGCCGAAGGGCAGGTGCGGTTGCGGCCATCTCTTCCAGCGCCGGTCCCCACGGGGCATCCGCTAACACCCACACGAACTAGAGCCGATCCCCCAGGTTCAATGCCCGCTGCTGGTCAAGGGCCCGCGTCGCCGCTGTCCAGCCGGCATAATGCGCCGTCATAGTGATCGTCGAATGCCCCATGAGCACCTGAAGGGCCCCCAGGTCGCCGCCGGCGCTTAGGAAGGCGTTGGCAAACGTGATCCTGAATCGATGACTGCCGACCGGCGCCACCCCGGCGCGATCCCCTAGCGTGCGGAGCATGTCCCTGACTAGCACCCGCTTCATGGGTTCGCCGTACTGGGTGAGCCAGAGACAACCCCTGCGGCCGTTCACCTCTTGCCTCAGAGCCTCCAGGACGGTAGGACCTAGCGCCACCAGCCTCTCCTTTGAACCCTTGCCCCGAATCAATACCGTCCCCTCCTCCCAGTCCACATCGCGGGCCTCCATGCCCAGCATCTCCGAGACCCTTATTCCTGTGGAGGCGAGCACCAGGACGATGGCATGGTCCCTATCATTGAGACAGGCAGCCAGGAGGAGGCGGAGCTGGTCGATGGTGAACGGCCGCTTGGGTTGGCACTTCGGGAGCTTGATGCGAATGTCGGCGCTGGGATCATCCTCCCGCCAGCCCTGAGCGCGGCAGAAGGCGAACCAGGATCGCAGGGAGTGAAGCCGGCTCCGGGCCGTCACCTGGGCGACAGCAGCCAGTTGCTCGGCCAGGTAGGAGGCGACCGCCTCATGGCAGGCGCGGGTAGGGGAGATGTGATGCTTGAGCGCCCAGGCGGCGAACAGTCGCATGTTGCAGACGCGGAGTTGGACGGTCTCAGGCGAGTAGCCGGTGGTCAGGAGATAGAGTCGGAACGGTCCTTCGAGTCCGGCCCATCTGTGGGCGGACACGGGGAGCCTCCTTGAGGCGGGGTGTTGCCATTAGCGGGGCTCTTACCGTTGGCATTGGCGGCGGCTTCGAGCAGTGTGTCCAGGGGAATGTCCAGTCCGCGGCTGATGCCCAGGAGCACGGTGGCACCGGGGTCCTTGGACTTGCCCCTCTCTATGTCCTGTACGTTCCACGGGCGCAGGCCACACTTCTCCGCCGCTCCGTCATACGTCAGGGGCGGGTCATGCGCCAACCGCGCTCGCCGTACCAGATCTCCGAGTGCTGTACTCACTTCAGATAATACGATAGGCCAACCGCGTCGCCCTGTCAAGGATGAATCCTATCTTTCTTGGCCGATCGGGCCAATTTGCCCCCGCAACCTATTGACAGGAAGCTAGGACGTGTCCTATCATGCCCCTGTGAGCTGGTGGCCCCGGTCGCACGGAAGCGGCCTGAGAAGGGCGGGGCCACCGGGCTCCATGAGGTAGACATGACGGACCTCGCCACCCCTACACTTCCTGCTTCAGTGCCTCCCCCTTCAGAGAAATGGAGTCCCACGTTAACGGGTGAGGCCGCCGAAATAGAGGTTTCTCCATCCTCTGTGGCTCCTGCCCTGGAGCGCCCGTCCGGCCTGCCCCTGGCTTCCTCGCCACCAGCACCAGGGGTAGGCCAAGGGCGGGCACCCACAAGCCATGCCACCGTACTTCCCATGTTCTCCCCGGCGGCACAGCAACCGACGAAGCGGTATCGGACGATAGTGGCCGACCCGCCGTGGAACTACCGCCAGAAGTGGGGCGGCAAGGAATTGACCTCCTCCTTCTTCAAAGGGGGAACGGAGCGAGGGGCTGCCTGTTTCTATCCCTGTATGACACAAGAGGAACTGCTGAACCTGCCTGTGGGGCTGTGGGCTATGGACAACGCCCACCTTTACCTGTGGGTGACTAACGCCTTCATGGTGCAAGGCCACGAGATCGCCAGAGCCTGGGGGTTCGAAGTCAAGACGATCATCACCTGGTGCAAGAATCAACTTGGTATGGGGATGTGGTATCGCAACACGACCGAGCACATCCTCTTCGCTGTACGCGGCTCGCTGAAGTGTCTTCACAAGGATGTGCCCACGCACTTTATGGCGGAACGTCACGGCCACTCCGAGAAGCCAGCGGCCTTCTATGACATGGTGCAGCACATGAGCCTTGGCCCCTACCTGGATGTGTTCGCCCGCAAGCAAAGATTCAACTGGGATTGCTGGGGTGATGAAGCCTACTGCTTCGACGATGGTCACGCCTATTGGCATGACAAGGGGACGGCATGAAGGCCGAGATCGAACAAGAACGGACCCTCGGCGGGAAAGTGAAGCCCGATCGATATGAAATCGTGCTCTCAGAGGATGGGGTCAAGGGCCTTCAGTATCTACGCCTCTCGGGCAAAGAGTTGGACGCCATCACCGAAGCCTGGGCCGCGAAGGGGCGGCTGGCACAGGAGGTACTTCTGTGAACCACGCCGCGCACGTCCTGGCGAACATGGCGGGCGAGGGGCCGCTGTCCTGCAAGGACGCGGGATGCGAGGGCTCTCGGGCGGAACCCTGGCCCCGGTGCCCCCGGTGTACGGCCCTACTGATCCGTGACGTAGGCGGTGACGCTTGCTGTTACGTTTGCGGTTGCGTTGTCTACGGCACGGCGCCCAATGAACGGAAACCAATGGCCCGTCCCCCCAAGTGCGGGAGGGTGGTGCTGTGAGTCCCCGTGACGTGAAGACGGCGGTGGTGACGACGGCGTTCATGGGCATCCTTGTTGGCGCGGTTGCCTTTGCCCTTGGAGGCCCCTGGAGTGTTGCTGGCTGGCTGACCGTTTTCGGCCTCTGGCTGTTCTGGGATCAGGCGAGGCGAGAGAGGAGAGCCCCATGATCATCCGCCCCGGCCAATGCGACCTTTGTTGCGAGAAGACATCCTACGTCGCCGTCCTGGTGGGCAGCAATGAGCGCGGCCCCCTCGATGTCTGCGCCTCCTGCCTGGAAGAGGCCCGCGAGGAGATCCGCCAGCAGGCAAGGGCGAACTGGACCGGCCGCGGCGACGCCTGCATTGACTTGGACGCGGCGAGGGCACTATGACCACGCGACACTACCAGGGCACGGTTGTTCCTGAGTCGAAGTCCCTCCTAGATATCGAGTATCTCCTGCGCCTGCACGGGGTTCAGACTGTGCGCTGGACAACGGGCGTGGATCTGATCCGCATCGAGTTTGCCTGGCCCTATCAAGGGCAGGAGCTCGCCTTCCGCATCGACCTGGCGGTGCCAGCCAAGGATCGGGACGGCTACGGCTTGACAGGGGCCAAGCGCGATCAGGAGCGGCGCCGCCTGCTACGGGTACTGGTGAATCACATCAAGGCAAAGCTGGTGGCCGTAGAGGATGGGCTCATTGACTTGGAGCGGGAGTTCCTGGCCTACATGATCGGGCAGGGGAACCAAACGATGGGTGAGCGATTGACCGAACAGTTGGCGAGCGGGCACCTGCCGGAAACCTATCCGCTCCTAGAGGGGCCACGAACATGACCACGCGCATTGCCGAGCCGAAGCCCATCTACAAGTTGCCCTTGCCCGGAGGGACGCGCACGGCATTGCACCGCCGCTGGCCAAAGTGCCCTGGCTGTGGCGAAACGCGAGGACTCGCTCCCCATCACGTTGTACCGCGCGACGAGGGCGGCGGAGACGATCTCGGAAACCTCATGATGTTGTGCGATCCGTGCCACGACTTCATCGAGGCCCATGACTATAAGCCGCGCACCCTCAAGAGGATTCTCTTCATTCTGGGAGACCGCTTCCCATCGGGGCTCTCTCCTGACGAACCGGAGATTCCGGGCGAAGAGGGCGACTGGCGCGAATGGGTCTACGGCGGTGTCCCAAGCCCTTGGAGAAACACGCGCTGGCTGGAAGAGCGCTACCGTCGTCTAGGCGGGAAGCCTGGGGATGCCTTGACACGGGAAATGGAGGCGTCCGTTCGGGCCACCCTGAGGGCGAAAACTTCTGGCGATCAGGTTCAATCTACGATGCCCACGCCGCCAATGGCGACTGAGCGTATCAACCGCCCAGAAACGAATCGTGGGGCACTACAGGGCACCTTCGCGCTGGAGATCGCGCCGTGATGCGTTTTGGAAGGTGCGTCAACGGCTGTGGCTGGGGCCAAATAGATGAGAACGGCCTATGCCTGCGCCGCTGCCTGTCCAGTCGGAAGGTGAGACGACAATTGAGGAAGGAGGTACCGCTATCCGCTAGTCGGCGAAACAAGTCCGTGGTGATGGTGCCTTAAAAGCCGGGAGCCCAGGGCCGGCGACTAACTCCGGGCTGGGCTCCCAACGTGCCCGCTGTGGCGGGCTTCAGCTAATAGGAGTATCGCAATGGTTGCAGAGAAAGTCAAGACCACAGAGGAGCAGGTCGGCGAAGTGCGTGAGGGCCTTGAGAACATGATGGAGGCCCTATCCGAACTGCGTGAACAGAAGGAACGATTGGAGGAACGGTACGAGACCCTCCTGTACATCGTCCTCCGTTGGGCCTATGAGGGCTATGACAGCGAGCCAGCCCGCAAGCGTGCCCTTTGGGAACTGACGCGGAAGGCGGCCCAGGGCGTAGCCTACGGCTCGGACGAATATCACATCGCCGTCCTGACGGGCGGGCGGGGGTTGAAGGTAGGCGAGAATGCGCCCCTCTGCCCTGGCCCTGCGCCGGAGGACGCTGGTGCCATCCTGGACGGCACCAACTTTGGCGACACGCCGCGACGGTACAGCATTCGCCCCGGCGCGATGCACCAGGGCAGCGCGGGGTTGCCGTCCACGGGGGCGAGGCGGTCATGAGAGCCCTACTCGAACGCCTACACCGCGCACGGCTGACGCTAGACTCCCTAGAGGCAGAGCGGGCCGAAGCGAGGCGTCACTTTGAAGAGGCTCAGGCCGAACTGACGAGCAGGCGGGGGCAAGCCGCTCTTGAGGTCGAGGCGGCTACCCTTGCACTCCGCACGGCCGCCATCGCCGCCTTCCAAGAGACAGGCGACCTCGCGCCAGCTCCGGGTATCAAGATTCGCATGATGAGTCGCCTGGACTATGAGGCCGATGAGGCCAAGCGGTGGGCGATAAATCACAAGATGGCCCTGAGCCTGGACACCCGCGAGTTTGAGAAGCTGGCAAAGGCGGCGCCCGCCAACTTCGACTTCGTGCGGCAGTACCAGGAGCCCGCCGCGACGATAGCGACGGATCTTGGGCCGGTGCTGGATGAGGTGACAGATGCCGATTCGTAACGTTTCCGATCGCCCGCGTATGCCCCGGCTCGGGAAGATACGCCTGGGCCGCAAGGTCGAAAGCGGCAAGGGCACCGAGTACCCGAAGGCCCTTGATCACTTCCTTTGCCCGCCGGATGTGTTGACGGCCCTCGCAGGCAAGGTGCCCTTCTGTGACGGCGCCTGCAAGGACGAACCGGGGCCGGTCGAATTGCCCATCATGTTCCTTTCCAACGACACAGAGAAGGTGGCCTCGCAGTGGTTCCGGTCCTACAAGGCGACCGTGGGGCTGGTCTGCAAGGGCGATGGCTACAAGGCCGATGCCCTGTTCGACCGCGAGGCCCTAGCACACGCTGGCGGTGACATCACGCAGCCGATTCCAGTTGACAGGTGGGCCAAGCACGACTCCAAGGAGACCGTCAGGCGTGACGATATCGAGTGCTGGGGCCAGGGGTACGAGGATCATCCCCCTTGCCCCGCCTATGACGCCGGCAAGTGCAAGCGACTGATGATGCTGCAATTCGCCATCCCCCAGGCTCCTGGCCTCGGCATCTACCAGCTCGATACTTCTAGCGTCAACTCCATTCTGAACATCAACGGCTTCTTCGAGTACCTGACGATGCTGACGGGCGGACGGATTGCCGGGATCCCCCTGATCCTCAAGGTCATTTCCCAAGAGGTCGCGCCCAACGGCAAGAAGAAGACCGTCCACGTGCTGCAAGTCTCAACGCCCTTCGGTCTAGCCGAATTGGCTGAGCGCATGTCCAAGCCCGTCATTGAGGCGCTTCTGCCGGCGCCGCACCCTGAGCCAGACGAGGAGGAAATACCGGAGGGCTTCTACCCAGAGGAGGCGACAGAGGCGGCGGAAGAGCCCGAACCCATGCTCACCGAACCCGACATGCCCAAGCTCCGCAACCTGGGCGACCTCTACAAGCACGCCCATGACCTCCTCGGGTACCCCAACAAGGCAGCCGTACTCAAAGACCTTGGCTGCACGGAGATGGAGATCAATGACCTGCCGGCCGCCTGGCGGAAGCTGGCGGCGAAGGCGTGATGTCTAGACTCCTCGACCTCTTCTGTGGCGCCGGCGGGGCTGCGATGGGCTACCACCGCGCGGGGTTTGAGGTCGTGGGCGTGGACATCAAGCCCCAGCCGCACTACCCGTTCGAGTTTCACCAGGCCGACGCCATGACCTACCCCCTGGAGGGCTTCGACGCGATCCACGCGAGCCCGCCGTGCCAGGCATACAGCCAAGCCGCTCTGGGGACTGGCAAGACCTATCCCGACCTCCTGGCCGCTGTCCGCGAACGGCTGGTTATCGCCGGGGCGGCGTGGGTGATTGAGAATGTGCCCGGTGCTCCAATGCGAGCCGACTTCAGGTTATGTGGCTGCATGTTCGGTCTATCTCTGCGTCGGGAACGATGGTTTGAAACGAGTTGGCAGCATTTTGCCCTGCGCCAACCGTGCCTGCATACCGGCCCCGTCGTCTCAGTCGTGGGCCACGGAACGCCCACATGGGTCCGAAAGATACTCAGGTTCAACCCAACGATCCATCACTACCGCGAGGCGATGGGCATCGACTGGATGAACCGTGACGAACTCTCCCAGGCCATCCCGCCCGCCTACACGGAGTACATCGGCAGCTGGCTGATGAAGGAGTGGGCATGATGCTAGTCCCCGAGTTCGTCACCGTCCGGGTGCTCACCGCTTGCGGCTGGCAGACCGTACATGCTGCCCGGCTGCACCAGACTGTCGAATGGCCAGAGGCGGTGTGGTGGGCGCACCTAACGGCCACATGCCACATGGCTGAGGGGAGAACAGTGGCCGCGTTGGAGAGGCTGAACGATGGCCCGCCTTGAGATGTTCGTTGAGTTCTACAAAGACAAACCACCACCGAATGCCGAACTGGTGCTGCGGGCGGCTACGAGCGGCCTTCGGCTTCTCCGGTCGGTTGAGACCGAACTTCGCAGGGGGAAACCCCTCACCCGCGGGTTCGCTGGCAACTGGACATCACCACTAGTTACTCAGGCGCCCTCATCGTCTACCGTTCTAAGGAGATCCCGGAGTGGACGAGCTGGACGCCGAAGGTACAGAGGATGGGCAAGGAGTGAGCGCACGTCGCCCTTCGCTCGGAGGGCTGCCGCCATCCGTTAGTGGCCTGTGGTTGGTCACTGTTTACGGAAGGCGGAAACCACCAGCTCTCCGAGCGGTGGGTGAAGGTAGGTTGAGGGATAGAACGATTAACAAATTACCTCATCCCCTACGACCGGAAGGTGCCCGTCTTAGCACGACTAGGGGGAAAACGCCTGCACCAACGGGTGGGACAGCCGTGGAGAATCGGGACTCGGCAACAGGCCCTCACCCGCCGCATCAAGCGAGGGTTCGCCCTTCGCCTCCAGCCCTGGGAAGAAGGCTCGGCCCGATGCGCGGGACGCCGCGAGACGGTCGGGTGACCCCAGGGTTGGCGGCGGCGGGTGAAGGCCGATAGCAGAGCGGCACTGCGCGGGGCTAGAGATCCCGAGGCCCAGGTTCGAATCCTGGTCGAGACCCACCCGCCACTTCATGGGTTCGCTGCGCCGGGTAGCTCAGTGTTAGAGCGCGGTCGCACCGAGGTCGCGGGTTGAAATCCCGCCCTGGCGCAGCGGCCCACCAGGAAGAAGGAGGCAGAGATGAAGTGGACAGTTAACGGCTCACTGGCCTTTCCGCCCCCCAAAGATGAAGATGAATACGTCAGTAATGCCACGACGCAGCGCACCATTGAAGTCATCCGCGCCGAAGGGCACGCCGCCGGCTACAAGGATGGGTTGCTGGCGATGACTGCCTGGGCGCTGAATCGCAAGCCACGGCTGACGAAGAGTGACCTGTGGGATGCCCGCGTCGAGATCAACCGCACGGGTTCCCTCCCCGAAGACAAGGAGGCGTGATGCGGACCGGGATTCCCTATGCCGATGACGTTTGGTCCGTGACCGAGGGCTGTACCAAGATCAGCCGCGGGTGCGCTCACTGCTGGGCCGCCGCGCTCGCCCCCCGCCTGGGCATCGACTTCTCGCACGTCACCCTGCACCCCGAGCGGTTAGACGAGCCCCTTCACTGGCGCAGGCCCAGGACGGTGTTCGTCGCATCACGGTCCGACCTGTTTCACGCGGATGTGCCGGATGAGTTCATTGACAGGGTGTTCACGGTGATGGCGCTGACTCCCCATCACATCTATCTGCTGCTGACGAAGAGGCCGGAGAGAATGCGGGTCTATCTCATGGACAAGACCGCGTCATCGCCTCCTGTCTTCCCTGATACGGCTAGCGAGGAGGTGCGGCCCATTCCTGGCTACCCTGGCTACTTCGCCTCTTCTCACGGCTACATCTACTCGGAGAAGCGCGGTAGCCGTCGTGCCATGCAGCCCGACGTGGCGAAAGATGGGTACGAGCGCGTTCAACTTCACCGCGAGGGCAATGGTCGGCGCGGTGATCGGCTTCTTATACACCGTGTGATCTTGGAGAGCTTCGGTGGGGCTGCGCCGAGTCCAGATATACAGACCCGCCATCTCGACGGGAATCCGCACAATAACCGCCTCAGCAACCTTGCATGGGGCACTCAGGCAGAGAACTGGGCGGACTCGAAACGACACGGCAGATACCGGCGATATTGGAAACTGGAATCCCAAGAGGTCGATGGCATCCGGCGCCGCTGGTCTGCGGGGGAAACCGCCGCAAGTATCGCACGGGATTTCGGGGTCTCAGACACCCAAGTACGCAACATCGGCCGGGGCCTGCAATGGAATGTAAAGCCCATGATAACCTGGCCCCTGAACAACGTGTGGTGCGGCGTCAGCGTCGAGGACCAGGCGACCGCCGACGAGCGCATACCGCTGCTCGTCCGCATGAAGGCGGAAGGGGCAGCGGCCCACATCTGGGTATCCTTTGAGCCTCTCCTAGAAAACCTCTCTATCAATCACCAACTAGTCCGACAACTTGACTGGGCCGTGATAGGCGGAGAGTCGGGGCCAAAGGCTCGGCGTATGCGAGTCTCCTGGCTCGCCCAGCTAGCCAGCCAGTGCGCGACGCTCCGTGTCAAATGCTACGTCAAGCAGGCGAGCCACAGATACCCAGGCAGGCAGGGGGATCTAAGTGACGAACTGTGGGCGAGGAAGGCGGTGCCGTGGTGAGGCGTGTAGAACTCCAAGTCCTACTCACGCTCTGGCGTAAAGAGCGGGCCATTCGGCGCGCGGAGTGGGGTGAAGCCCCGACCCAAGAGACTGCGACGGCACTGGGGGAAGCGATCGGGCGCTGCAACATGCTGGGTGCGTTGCTGGGAGCGCCCGACAGTGACCTGCGCCCCGGCGGCGCCAATATGCGGGCGGCAATGCGCCGAGTTGAGGAGACAGGAACATGACCGCCCGCCATCCCGCCGAGTACTTTCCGGCACCCACTGAGGGCGAGCGGATGGATCAGGAGGCGAAGGGATGAACCGAAAGCTCTTGGCGGTCATTCGGCAGAAGCAATGGGGCATCACCAATTCGGGTCGGCTGCATGTGATGATTCGCGATCCTATCGATGAACACGCTGCCTGCGGACGGGCGGGAGGATGGCCTTTGCCATCCTGTCCACCACCTAAGACATTGGGCCTTGCTGATATCTGCCCATACTGCCTTCCGCTTCTAGAGAAGGAGGCGACGGCATGAACGCCGCCGAAGACCTGCTTGCCATCCATCTGGCCGAACTCGGCCTGCACTTCATCCGCCAGTTTGCCTACACAGCGAGCCGCAAGTTCAGGGCGGACTTCGCAGTATGGCAGTTCGACGCCTCCAAACGAAGCACCAATAAAGAGCCGCCTCGCCTCTGCCTCATCGAAGTCACCGGCGGCATCTACTCCAAACAGGCCCACGGCAGCGTGACCGGCGTGCTGAAAGATAACGAGCGGCTCTTCGAGGCGTTCAAGGCGCGGTGGCCGATGATCCGCGTGACCCCCCAGCAGGTGGAGAGCGGGGAGGCCAAGGCGATGATCGCGGCGAGGATGAAGGAGGACTCAAGATGACGTGGTACAAGTTGGCTCGCCCCGACGGGTGGGACTTCTTCAGCGGCAAGATCATCAACTACCGCGAGGCCATAGGGTCTACGGTCAAGGCACCGACATTCCGGCGGACGGGTGATTGCGGGCATGGCCTGCACATCTCCCAGAATCCGAATGACTGTTTTATTGGTGCCCGGATTCCTTGCTCGGCCTATGAGGTTGAGCCTGGCCGCGCGATAGACCGAATCGATGCCACGAAGAGTAAGGCCCGCTCCCTCAGAGTAGTGCGCGAGATACCGGACCTCGACGCGCTGTTTGGTTGGCGGTACTCCGACGCAGTGGCACCCATCAACCCATTTGCCTTGCCTGTGCCACCGATCACTGGTGAAGTGTGGAACCTTGTCGATAGATGGGCCAGCGTGAGGGACAGCGTGGGGGACAGCGTGGGGGACAGCGTGAGGG